TTATGTTATTTCTCCATCCTCCATCTCCTGAAACTCCACATAGAGTCTTGCTGATTTCTTCTCCTCGACCGTAACCGGGTGCTTGCTGTCTCCGGCAGCGGAGTACTGGAAGAATCCGTCCTTCGAGGTGGTCGAGCCGTTTTTCAGGCACTGCCGGGTTGAGGCGAGAAGATCCAGTTCATCACCGGCGTTCGTTGATTCCGTGAACGTTGCCTTGTGCGCTCCGGCGCCGAGGGCGAGAGAAACGCTGCCTGCTTTCATGTTCTGGTTCGGATAGATCTTCCAGTCGAGACCGGTCGATGTTTTTCCGAGATTGAAGATAATGCAGGTCGCACTGCCGCGGACGACGCCGTTGAAGAACCGTTTTCCAGATACGGCGTACTCGTCGCCGGTCGCGTATTTCTTCTGCACAGTCTCTGTGTTGATGACATACCCGGAGAGCATCGCGCCTTCCTGCAGCATGAGATCGGTGAACCAGATGGTGCCGGTGCAGTCCGTGACGATTGGCTTTACGGATACGCTCACGATGCGTTTCTTTTCCTTTTTGTCGATTGTCTCTGTAAATCGTGTGAATATCGGCATAATCAGTCACCGTCCTGCGTCCATTGAATCTCGGAAACGTGTCCCACCCAGCCGGTCGCGATGGAGCCGCCTAGCAGGAACATGTCCGTGATGTAGATTGTGCCGGTGCAGTCGGTCACGCAGACGCGGATGCGGATTTTCTTCACGCGCCCGTTCTGAGGGCTGACCGCCTGTCCGACATGAGTAAATGATGCCACCTGCGCACCTCCTTAAATCAGGTCGATAAAACGTGTCTCCGTGGTCCCGTCTTCGTACTCGAACGTGACCTCGACGCCGACCTGCCCATTGTCTCCCATCTTCAAGTCTTCCGAAGCTATCTGGCAGGAGAAGGTGTAGCTGTCGCGATTTGCTGGAGTGACGGTCTGCGTCAGGCTCTTTGTCGTGTTCAGTGCTCCTTCGCATTTGAAGGAGGCTGTGCCGGACACGCCGTTCTCGGCATCCACCTCGAAGCCGGAGTTCTCCCAGTAGTTGAGACCGGAATCTGCTCTCGAATTCCTGAGATGGTTGAACGGCACAAGGTCCTTCATTTCCTGACTGTCCACCAGATCCGCACCGGAAAGCATGTCTGCGGCGGCGTCCCACTGCGAGGAGGAATCGCCGAGTTCACGGAGCGTTGTAGACAGTTCGAGAACCGTGTTCCATGGCTCCATCAGGTTGTATTCGCGGCGCACGATTCTGGTTTTGACGCTGATATTCAGCTCGTCGTCCCTGACCGTCACGATGTCGCCGAGCTTCCACGACTCATGCTCATAGCCAGTGAGAACCGACAGATCCATCGCGTTGAGAACATACGAGATCCTCGGCGCGGCGTAATCCGCAAGCCGCATCTCCGCGTATTCGAGCATCTGATACGGATTCGTGAAGTTGGAGCAGTCGAGCGTCGATACACGGATTTCATTGGTGTGGGTCGTGTCCTCCACATATTCCTTGCCGTCGTTGATGGACGCGAACGTCATGCCGTCCTTGCCGTAGGCATAGAGCCGGGTGATGAGGCTCTGCGTATCGATGACGCGCTTGATGGACTTCATGTTCTTCTTGTAGCAGAACAGCGCGCCGGAATCCGTGCCGCTGAAGGTCAGCAGGCTCACGGTCTTGTTCGCGTTGTCGAAGATCAGGTCTCCGCCGTGCAGATCCTGCACCTTGCGCAGAATCGCGAGCGCGTTTTTCTCCTGACAGGTCCAGGTGCGTTTCGTGCGCTTGTTGACGGTTCCGACTGTCCATCCGGTGTCCTGCAGCGCGTACGCCATCGGCACGTCCGCGGTGTCGGCATTGAAGGTGATCTCTGCTTTCTTCGTCGAGAATCCAAGGTCGTAGAAAGCGGCCTCGGCGTAAACTGAGGTGATAGCGGTTCCTTGCTCGTTCTTCTCGTCGGTGATTGTCCTAATCCTATAGGAATCATCCCCGACCTTGACCTGCTTCTCGTTCTCCAGATATTTGCGTTTCTCGTCCCGGAAGGGCAGGTTGAATTCCAAGGTGTCGATGCCGTTGATCTCGCCGGTGATAATGACGTCGTAGGCGTTTTCGAGCACAGCTTCCTGTTCGCCATTCAGATCGAGAACGGCCAGTAATTTCTTTTCAGCAGCCACGCGATCACCTCCATCTGCTGCGAGCCTGAATGGTCAGTTTCTTGAACGCCGACTCGCCGGGCGTCGAAAGCGCAATTCTTCTTACCGTCGGCGTTACCGATGAATCCGTTGTAGCAAGCGTTAGTCTGAATTTGATGTACTTTGCGGAATCCGACTGCACGGTGTTGTCCGCGCCGGGAGTCGCCCAGTCGCTCCACGTCGAGAGATCGTCTGAGGTAGAAGTCTCTATTGCCACAGCCGTTCCGGTCGGCGTATCAGCAGTCAGGGAGACATAGCACTTTCCGGTTATCCCGTATTCCACAGCGGCGGTTGTGAGGTAGCTGCTCGAAGCATAGGTCCCGCTTGTCGCCTTGAGCGTGACGGCGTTCTCAGTCGTCAGCCCGTCCACATCCGCGGTTGAATCCGCCGCGTTGCAGGTGAGAGATTCCTGGAACCAGAGTGCGATATCGTCCGCAGTCAGACTGGAATTGCAGTTCAGGAACCAGTCGTCGAAGTTGCCCGCGTACCAGTAGGATTCCGCGTGCATGCCCCAGATGAGGTCGGCTGTGCAGGAGCGGTTGAGCTCGCCAGTGAAGCTGACGGAATCCGATATCCAGACTTCGCCGGAGGATCTCGCACCAAGCACATACTGCGCCGTATGGTCGTCCGGCTTGATAACAGCCGCAATGAAGTACCACAGCCCGTTTGTCAGCGTGAAGCTCGGCGTGAAATCCTGGTCGAGGATCAGCGTGCCGGACGAGTTGTACAGCATCAGGCGCGGCTTCCCGGAATGGAGCGACAGGTAGAATATCGGGTTGCCGGTTCCCTGCCGGGTGTTGAGCAGCGGGCAGAAGGTGTTCCCGACCGAGTAGGTTGTCGGCATGAACCATCCGCCGACCGCGATTGTCTTTCCGATATTCGAGAACATCGTGCCGTCGTTGCTGACTTTGAGGTACGTCTGCTCGGTCGACGGGTTGTTGATGTTCATACGGAAGGAACGTCCGAGGTGTCCTGCCTGCAGGGACGCGGTGGTGCCGCTCCATTTATTGATATATGCGTTTCTGCCTTTGCCAGAACTGTCCGCGAGATTTGTGTCAGCGTCCGGCGCGGATTCGTTGAACCGCCACAGACCGTCCGTTCCCCATGATGCGGGAACCTGCCCGGTGAACTCGTCCTGTGTGTTGAGCGTCTGAACCGTCGTTTCCGTTGTGCTGTCGGCTTCTATCGTGATGGTGTTTGCGCCGACCTTGAGCGACGGGAAGTCGAGGCTTTCCAGCAGCGGCAGGCCGTTGCGCAGCGTGTTGCCGTCCGCGTCCGTGACCTTAGCCGTCATGAGCGAGGAGTCGATGACGAGCACTTCATCCTCGGTAAGAACGCCGTCGATTTTCAGGCTGCTCCCGTTGGTGGTGATGACCGCGTTCTTGCCCTTGGCGAGATCCGCCACAAGCGAATAGACCGGCAGGGAGTCTGCGTTGCCGAGCGTCCGGTTCAGTGAGAATGTTCCTGCCTCGGTTATCTCGAACGTCTCGTCCTTCTCCGCGTAGGCGTAGGGATCTGGGCAGAGGAACGTCAGGTCAAAGGTGCAGGAGTTCCGCACGACCTTGTCGAAGGAGAACCCGCTCTCGAGCCTTGCCCGGTAGACGCGGTTCGGCTCCTTGTCGAGAACCAGATCGCACAGCCCGATGTCCGGGTTCAGCCACGCGATGATCTCGTCCTTGCGCGTGAGAAAGTCGGCGTCGCTTTTGCCGGGAGGGATGAAGCAGGATATCTCGATCTTGCGCTCGCCGATAGTTTCCCCGAAGTCAAACACGCCCTCGCGTCCGGGAACGGTGATCGTGTTGTTGGTGAAGTCCGGCATGCGGTTTTCTTTTGTCATTCGGGTAGCCAGGCCAAAACTCTGACTTGTTCTGCCATTGAATTTGAATCCCATTAGATCACCGATCCTTTCGCGCGTCTGCTTCCGACAAGCAGAGTGTTGAGCTGCTGAGAAATCTTGCGGATGTCGTCGTCGCTTCGGACGCTCATGTTTTCGATGTTGATGAGCGGGCCGGAGTTCCCGGCGGTCTCGCTGACGGCGTCCCGGATCATGTTTTTGAGACTGTTCACGCCGACCACTGCTTCATCGCCCGCTTCTCCGCCACCGAGGAGCGTATTGCCGGACTGTCCGAAGATGGTCGCGTCCTTCAGGATCATGCCGCCGTCCATCGCCTTCTTGTACCAGGAGACGCTGAAATGCGGAATGCTCGGCGGGTTCAGGCTGAAAGAGCCGGAAACCGAGAAATGCGGGAGTTTGATTTTCGGCAGGCTCCACTTGAAGTTGAACACGCCTTTCAGCTTGTTCACAATGCCGGAGACGAAGCTCCAGATGTTGTTGAACACCGATGTGAAGGTGCTCTTGATGCCGTTCAGGATGCCGCTGATCGTGCTCTTGATCGTGTTGAAAGCAGAGGTGATCCCGGACTTCATCGTGTTCACGACGCTCATCACGGCAGACTTGATGCCGTTCCAGACCGAGGTCGCGACGGATTTTATCCCGTTGAACACGGTCGAGGTGACGGTCTTTATTCCGTTCCACGCGGTTGTGACGGCGGTCTTGATGCCATTCACCACAGTCGTAATCGCGGTTTTAATGGCGTTCCATACGGTGGTGACGACAGTCTGAATGGCGGTGCAGACCGTCGAAATCACAGTCTTTATCGCGTTCCATATCGTGGCCACCACGGTCTGAATTGCTGTGAGAACCGTCGTGATGACCGTCTTGTAGATATTGAAGTAGGTCGTAACGACCGTCTGTATCGCTGTAAAAATCGTGGTGAAGAATGTCTTGATGCCATTCCACACAGTCTGAATCACCGTGCTTATCGCATTCATCACAGTTGTGACGACAGATTGGATTCCGTTCCACGCGCCGGACAGGAAGCTTCTGATGCCGTTCACCGCAGAAGTGAATACGCCGGAAATCGCGCTCCAGATGGTCACGAAGAAGTCCTTGATCGCCGTCCAGACGGTTACCGCGACTTCCTTGATGTTGTCCCACAGGTTGATCCAGAAATTGCGGAAGCTCTCGCAGTTGTTCCACAGATAGATGAACGCCGCGACAAGCAGTCCGATTGCCGTGATAATCAGTCCTATCGGGTTCGCCGCCATTGTGGCGTTGAGCGCAGTCATGCCGGTTTTCACGACATTTATCGCCGAGACTATTTTCGGAGCAAGTGTCATCAGGGCTCCGACACCGGTCGCCATCTTGCCGACGACAATCAGCACGGGACCGATGGCAGCGACGATTGCCGTGATGGTCAGGATCATTTTCTGCGTCGCCGGGTCCATGTCCATGATGGCGTTCATCACGTCGATGATCTTCTCCATCAGACTCTGGAAGGCGGGAGCGACCGCCTGTCCGATGGTGACGGTCAGCACGTCAAAGGTGGATTTAAGCTGCTCGATCGTGCCGCCGGTCCCCGACATCAGGGCGTTCGACATGTTCTCTGCCGAGCCGCCGCAGTCGTCGAGCGCGTCACGGAGAGAAGAAACTTCCGACGGCGAGGTCTGGATCAGCGTCAGCCACTTGGACATCTGGTTCTTGCCGAAGATGTTGGCCGCGGCCTCGAGCTTCTCCTGATCGGTCAGCCCGGAGAACGCGGAGTTGAGGTTCGCCAGCACGGTCGGCATATCCTTCAAGGTGCCGTTCTCGTTGAAAATGGCGTAGGTCTGCCCGGTGGAAAGTCCGAGCTGATCCATCGCCGTCGCGCCTTCCTTGGCCGGAGAAGCGAGACGAGCGAGTCCGGTTTTCAGAGCGTTCGCGCCTTCACTTCCGGAAATGCCTGCGTTGCCGAACACGTCCGTAATCGTCGCGAGATCTTTGACGTCCCATCCAACGGTTTTGCAGATAGGGCCTGCGACGGACATCGCCTCGAACAGCTCCGAGGTCGTTGTGTTCGCCTGCGCCTGTGCCTTGGCGAGAACGTCGGCGTAGTTTGCCGCTTCAGAGGAGTCCGCGCCGAACATCTTCATGGCGTTGCCAAGTCCAGAGGTGGTCTCGGAAAGATCTGTGCCGGTACCGGCGGCGAGGTTCATCGCCGGAGTCAGCATGTCCGTGGCTTCCTTGGCGGTGAAGCCCTGACGCGCGAAGTTCAGCGTTGCGTCGGCTGCGTCCTGCATGCCGTAGACAGAGTTCTTCGCGGACGTTCCGATCTGGTCCCACAAGCCCTCGAAGTCCTCGGCGGAGTTCGCCGTGTCGCCCATCGTCTGCTTGACGAGGTTGAACTGCTTGTCCACATCGCCATAGGCTGTTACGGCGGCGGTTGCTCCTGCTACGACGGGCGCAGTGAAGCCCATCGTCATTTTCGTTCCGGCGCTCGAAAGGCTCTCGCCGACGGACTTGACCTTCTCACCGGCTGCCGCGATTTTCTGCGCGGAGACGGAGCCGAAGTTCTCATATTCCTTGGTCAGGCTTTTGAGATCCTGCTCGGTTTCGACGATTTCTCGCTGAAGCGCGTCATACTGGCTTTGCGACATGTCGCCGTTCGCGAGTGCCTGATCTGCCTGCTTTGCCGCTTCCTTGAGTGCTTCGAGACGCTCCTTGGTGGCGGCGATTTCCGTCTGGAGTCCTTTCTGCTTCTGGGAGAGGAGTTCCGTGTTGCCGGGATCGAGCTTCAGGAGCTTGTTCACGTCCCGCAGGCTTTTTTGCGTATTCGATATCTGTTTGTCGACCGATTTCAGCGATTCGGTCAGTTTGGTGGTGTCGCCGCCGATCTCGACGGTGATGCCCTTGATTCTGTTCGCCATGCGGATACACCTCCCTTCAAGGCTTTACATAGAATTAGCTGAACTTATACCCTCTGCTGGTAGCAGAGAAAAGCGTGAATTGTTATCCTCCAGACAGGAGGTAGTGCATATGTATAAGACATTTGTTATCGGATACAATCCGAAAGCACATAAAATGGCCGAAGAAATCGAGAAAAAGGCAAATGAGCTCGCTCAGGACGGCTACAAGGTTCTCTCGTTCTCCATCACGAACAGTGGGAAAGCCATCATTCTTGCGGATAATGGAAAGCCCAAGGATGATTAAAATCAGAATCTGTCCATCATTTCCTGCGTCGCGATTTCCGGGTAATCCCAGTCGTCGTTGCTCATTTCTGCGTACATGTCGTTGACCGTGCCGATGGTCAGCAGATCAAGCTCCGAAATGTGAAGCCCGATCTGCACGCAGCGCAAAAGAAAGAGCGGGGTTGTCATTTCCCGCTCTGTCGCGTGAGGTTTTTTTTAGCGGAAACCTGCTGCTCCGTGTTGATTCCCCACAGTTCGATAATCTGCGGTAGCACCTCATAGATCGAGAACGTATTGAAGCTGTCGAGCCATTCCTCCGGCGTATCCGGCACATCCTTGTCGGCGTGCTTTGCCATCAGCCACGCGATATTCTCGAACAGCTCCAGACTGAACGTATCCAGATTTGAGCTCTTCGCGTCGTTCTCGCTGATGCCTTTCTGCAGCTCATTCAGGTCACGGTAGATGTCCCGGTGGAACTTGTTCCGGTAGAGCCGCGGTATAGCAGCCGATGCTCTGAAAGTCACCGGCTGCCCGTCAATTTCTATTGTCTTTGTAACCGCCATCGCTTACTCCTCCTCGGTTGAATAGCTCGTGCTTGCCTTGGCACCGGATGAGGTGCCGGAGCCTGCCGCGGTGTCGCTCGGCTCGTAGACCTTGTCGTACCAGGCGTTGTAAACGGACTCGGCTGTGTTCGTTCCGGTCTTAACCTTCACAAGCCCTGACGGCAGCGGAGAAACCGTAATCGATAGCGTATCTGTCTGCACCTCGGTCGAGTCCTCCTTGGTCTGGCCGGAAACGGAAGGGCGAGTCGCTGAGCAGTAGTACATGCAGTGGCGGATCTTGCGCTGGTCGCCGGAGAACTCGAACAGGAGCGCGAAATGCTCCGGCTCCACATCCTTGTTCTCGGCGATGACGCCGTTGGCATCCTCGGTTTCGTGCATAACGTCCGTGAGGAAGCTCTCCGGGATGAGTGCCAGCTCGAAGTCGCCGGAGTACCCGTTGTTGTTCGACACCATGTAATAAACCGTGTCGTCAGCGTAGAACGGCTCGTTGTCGCCCTCGGCGTCAAGGGAAAGACTGACCGCGCCGGGCATCGCCACAGGCGTGCCGAATGTCACCGTTCCATCCTCGGCAAGCGTCGCGATGGCGTAGTGGCAGTTCTTCAGGCCAAACTTGACCTTGTTCTTCTTATTAGCCATATTCTTTAACCTCCAATAATCTGTGTTTGGTAGAGAACCTCGTACATCTTCTCGTCCTCGATCCAGACCTCCGACTTCTCATACGGCAATTCGTGAGAGGTGAGAATGTCCTCGATTTTCGATTCAGTGTCCGGGTCCTTTTTGTCTGTGTAAAGCTCGATGTTCAGCTCGTCGACCTTCTGCCAGACCACGTTGTCCGCGAAAATGTTGTCCGTTCCCGGAAACAGGAAGCAGATGAACGGCGGGTCCGGAGACTCGCCCTCGGCAAAGTGGTCGTAGGCGACGGGAAGTCCGGCTTCCTCGAGCATGGTTACGATCTCGTCATAGTTCATAGGCGTCATCCTTTCAGTTTGGATTCAATCTCGCGCACCAGCTTCTCATTGCCTGCCTGCTCGGCAGGAGCGATATGCGGTCTTGCGGCCACACGGCCTCCGCCGCGCTTGGCGTGACCATGCTCCAGAAGGTGCGCAATCTGATAGCGGTTCCGCGAATGAACCACCATGTCGATGGAGTCCGCACTTTCGCTGACGGTCTTGACCGACCATGACTTCTTGTACTTGCCGGTACGCACAGGAGCGTTCGCCTGAATATCCTTGCGGACGGATTTCGCCGTATCCCTGACCGCATCCTTCATGTCGTCGGCGGCAAGGTCGGCGTATTCCTGCAGGCCCTTCATCACGGCGTCACGCAGGCCGTCAATTGATACCTTCTCGTTCATGTCGTTTTCTCCAATGCGCAGTTGAATTTCAGCGTGTTCTTCTTGTAGCCCATCGGGTTCACATAGGTGATGTTGTACGTTTTGCCTTCCGCGAGAATCCGGTACTTCGTGGAGACGACCTCGGCAAGCTCGGAGCACCAGCGGCAGGTGAAGTTCAGCGATTCCTCCGAGTTGATCACCTCGCCGGAAGTCTCCGAACCGTAGGAGTCCGTACCGACCGTCGCCCAGCACTTGAAGTAGTCTGTCCACGACGCCGTATGGTTTCCGTACTTGTCCGTGGTTATTTCATTCTTCTGGAATGTGACCGGCACACGCATATTGGCGATCTTCATCAAAATCCCTCCTTGCGCACGCCGAACAGAAGCGCCCGGAGCGTCAGATTCAGCTGATTGTGGTCAGCGTCCTCGCGGTGCTCGTAGAGATAAGCCACGGTGTAGAGGATGGCGATGCGCATGCGGATGAGGATTTTCTCCTCGCCCGATTCCCATTCCTCATCGGAGAAGCGTGCGATGTCCTGAACGGTCGCGGTGGCCGATGTTATGAGATTCTGGATCAGCTCGTCCTCATCGGAAGAACTAACTCGCAGATAGGTTTTTGCTTCCTCAAGCGTTACTTCCATGAGACACCTCCAATAAAAGTGAAGCGGACACCCGTAATGGATGCCCGCCCACAACAAAGCGAAATCAATCAGCCCGCCGCCTTGACGGAAAGACCGCGCACGGCTTCCGGCAGGATCAGCTTGCCATCTACGCGCTCAGACGCGAGGAATCCGATCTGGCCGTTCGCCGCGTAGAGCTCCGACAGGCGCTTGAAGCTGCGTCCCTGACGGTCGGCAATCCAGTAATAGGAGAAGTCTCCGAACAGGATCGGCACATTTCCGGCTGCCAGCTCCGGCGCGTAGATGCTCGTGTGGTACGGACGGTTCAGGATGGTATCCGGCTGACCGGCTACGACGCTCGGCTGCCAGATGTAGTTTCCGTTGCCGTCCTTGATCTTGCGCAGCGCCTTGACGGTGGAGTCGTTCAGAATCCACACAGCGCGGTTGCGGTAGACCGAACGCAGGGAGTGGAACACGTCCATGATCTCGTCGAAGGTGATGTTCGTATTGGCAATTTCCGTAGTCGCGCCCTCAGTCGCCTTGACCTTGGTGAAGACGCCTTCCGGCTTCTTCTGGCCGTCGCCCACGAGGAATGCCTCCTCCTCGGCAGCGCCGATTCTGCGGGCAAACTCCGTGGAGATGTAGCTCTGCAGGTCGAACACCGAATCGTTCATCAGCTCCTCGGATACCTTGATCGCCGTTCCCAGCTTGTACGCGGAAAGCGTGATCTGGTCGAAGGTGTCGTCGGATTCCGGATAGAGCCCATTCTCCTCCATCCAGCTTGCCGTTCCGTGAGATGCGACAATCGGAATCGTGTGCGTTCCGCTGTCGGTCTGAATGACGTGCGCGAGACTTCTGAAGAAGTTCTCGTCGGTCAGCGCCTGCACCAGCTGATGCTCGTACTCATCCGGTACGAGGTACCCGCCGTTCGCGTCAGTGCCGACTTCGAGTACATTCTGTACGTCGTACCAGTTGCGCTTGCGGATCGAATCCCAGAAGGCGGTCTTGTACGCCTTGGAAGCAATGCCGGGCTTGTCGTCCGGTTCGTCCTTGGCACCGGGCTTGCCGGTGAGCGGTGCGGATGTCGGCGCGGAGAGCATCTTGTCGATCTGCTCCTGTCGCTGCAGGCGCTCGATGTCGTGCGTCAGATCGGTGACTTCCTTTTCCATCTTGTCGTAGGTGGCGGCGTCCTCCGCGGATACGTTGCCGCCGTTATCGGAGTGGGTGTCGAGAAAGTTCTTAGCCGCGTCCCACGCCTTGGCGCGTCTGTCCATGAGTTCCATAATCTTGGTCATAATAATTTCCTCCATTCATTAGTGGCTGAGAAGCGAGAGCCGCTTCTCAAGATCTGCGGCCTTCACAGTCGCTGTTTTCTTTTCAGGTTTACGTTTCGGTATCAGCTTCGAAAGCAGGGAGTCGGTGACGGCCTTGCGGGAGAAAAGCATCTCGATTTCCGTATCGTCGTCAGGCTCCTTGGTGTCGTCATCCGGCTCAGTGCCATCGGTGAAGAGTATCTCGTCGGCGAATCCCAGCTTCTTGGCTTCCTTCGCGTTCATCCAGGTCTCAGCGTCCATGAGCTTGCTGATCTTGTTCCGGGAGAGACCGGACTTGATCTCGTAGGCGTTCATGATGGATTCCTTGACCTCGGACAGCATGTCGATGGCTTTCTGCATCTCCTCGGAATCGCCGATTGCGATGGTCGCGGGATTATGCACCATCAGCATCGCGACAGGGCTCATGCAGACCTTCGTTCCGGCCATCGCGATGACACTTGCCGCCGAAGCCGCGAGTGCGTCGATCTTGACGGTTACGTCATACGGGTAGTCCATCAGCATGTTGTAGATCTGCGCCGCCGCGAAGACGTCGCCGCCGGGCGAATTGATCCAGAGCGTGATGTTGCCTTTTCCGCTGTTCAGCTCGTCCTTGAAGACCTGCGGCGTGACTTCGTCGCCGTACCAGGTCTCATCGGATATTTCCCCGTCGAGGTAGAGCGTGCGGTCGCTGCCGAAGCTGTCCGGCGTTTCGTTTCTGGTCCATCGCCAGAATTTTCTTGTCATAGGGACTTCCTCCTTTCCCGGAGCCGATTATCAGACTCCGATTGTTCCTGTGATTCTGTCTGTTCTTCCTGCGTTTCATCAGGCTGTTCCTCCGTTTCTGTTGAAGCTGATGCTGCGAAGATTCCGGCATCCTCGAGCTTGGTCATGTTGCCGTTGATGAGATACAGGTCGCCGCCCTTGTTCTCCGGAATGCGGTCGAGATTTTCAAGCTCGCGTATGTCGTTTGCCGACATCCATCCGTTCTGCCTTGCAGTGGCGTAGCCGTTCATGCGGCTTTCGTAGTCGCCGCGAAGCAGGCCGTCTACATTGAACTTGAAGAAGTATTCCTTCTTTTCCTCGGGCCGGAGGAGAGCACGTCGCATCGACTGCTCCCAGCGGGATACCCACGGGTCGAGCGTGTATTTGACGAATTCCAGCGACTGCTGTTCGATGTTCGAGAAGCTCGACTTCTCCAGGTCGCCGATCATGTGCGGCGGGATGCGGAATATCCTCGCGATCTCGTCGATCTGGAACTTGCGCGTCTCGAGGAACTGCGCCTGCTCCGGTGAAATGGAGATCGGCGTGTATTTCATGCCTTCCTCGAGAACCGCCACCTTGTTGGAGTTGGCGGAGCCGCCGAAGGCTGAGTTCCACGATTCGCGGACGCGCTCCGGATCTTTGACCACGCCGGGATGCTCCAGAATGCCGCCCGGCGTCGCGCCATTGGCAAAGAACTTACTGCCGTACTCCTCGGTGGCAATGGCAAGCCCTATGGCGTTCTTGGCCATCGCAATCGGCGAGTAGCCGACTAAGCCGTCGAAGCCGAGACCGGGAATATGCAGCACATCCATCGGAGACAGCCTTACCAGACTGCCGTTCATCGTGTGCGCCTCATCGGTCGAGGTCTGGTATTCGTAATAAAGCTGGCCGTTTTCGTCGCGGTCGACCGTCATGCGGTTTGGCATCAGCGGGTAGAGAGCCACGACTTCGCCTTTGCCGTTGCGGATGATCTGCGCGTAGGCATTGCCCCAGAGGAGCAGGTGCGTCATGAGCGTCTCGCGGAACACGAAGCTCGTCATCTCCGGATTCGGCTCGTCGTGCAGCAGCTCATAAAGCGGATGGTCAATGGCTTTCTCCTTCGAGCCGTTATCGGTGTAGCGATACAAGTGCAGCGGCAGGCCCGCGATTGCTTCCGAGAGGATTCGCACGCACGAGTAGACCGCCGTCATCTGCATGGCGGAGCGTTCCGTCACAGCTTTGCCGGAAGTGGTGCCTCCGAAGAAGAAGCGGTAACTACTCCCGGCGGTTGAATCTTTGGGAGCGTCTCGTCCTCTGAACCATCTGTTGAAAATGCTCATATCAAGTCCTCCATTTGATTAAGGGCCTCCCGCAGAAGCAGGAAGCCCATGATTGCTATCAAAAACATGCATTTGTACCTCAGATAAAAAGAATTCCGCGGCTGTCATAGACAGAAGCGGTGTTATCATTGCCCATTCGTATTGCCCGGTCGAGCGCCATGATCGTGGCGATTGCGCCGTCGATCTTCTCCGTGGATTTCTCCTTGTCGGCCTTAATGTTGCCCGCCGGATCGGTTCGGATGAAGATGTTGTCCATCATCCAGCGGAGCACCGGATGGCCTCCATGTGCTATTCGTTTCTCCAAGACCAGCTTCATCAGCTCCTTGGTCGGCGGAGACATGTCCTTGAAGCCCTGTCCGAAGGGAACGACGGTGAAGCCCATGCCCTCGAGATTCTGCACCATCTGGACGGCTCCCCAGCGGTCGAATGCGATCTCGCGGATGTTGAACCGTTCGCCGAGGTTCTCGATGAACTTTTCGATGTATCCGTAGTGGATGACATTGCCCTCGGTCGTTTCGAGGACGCCTTGTTTCTGCCAGAGGTCGTAGGGAACGTGATCGCGCCGGACGCGCAAATCCAATGTGTCCTCCGGCACCCAGAAGTATGGGAGAACCACATATTTGTCGTCCTCATCCTGCGGCGGGAAGACCAGCACGAACGCTGTAATATCCGTCGTGGATGACAGGTCGAGTCCGCCGTAGCAGACGCGGCCTTCCAAATCGTCCTCATTCACCGGGAATGCGCAGGCATCCCATTTGTCCATTGGCATCCACCTGACAGACTGTTTCACCCACTGGTTCAGGCGAAGCTGCCGGAATGCGTTCTCTTCGCCGGGATTCTGCTTTGCCGACTCACACGCGGCCTTGACCTTGTCGATGCCGACCGTGATGCCGAGGCTCGGATTGGCTTTCTTCCAGACCTTCGGGTCCGTCCAGTCCTCGGATTCATCGGCACCGAAGATAACCGGGTAGAAAGTCGGATCATGCTTGCGCCCGTTCATGATGTCAAGCGCCTTCTGGTGCTGCTCATAGCAGATCGAGTTCGTGTCGTTTCCGGCGGTCGTGATCAGGAAGAACAGCGGCTGCATCCGAGCATCGCCGCTTCCTTTTGTCATGACGTCAAACAGCTTCCGGTTCGGCTGCGTGTGCAGCTCGTCAAAGATCACGCCATGCGTATTGAATCCGTGCTTGTTTGCGACGTCGGCGGAGAGCACCTGGTAGAAGCTGTGCGTCGGAAGGTATTCGAGCCGCTTCTGCGATTCGAGAATCTTCACGCGCTTACTGAGTGCCGGGCAGAAGCGCACCATATCGACCGCCACGTCAAAGACGATCTTTGCCTGATTCCGGTCAGCAGCACAGCCGTAGACTTCAGCGCGTTCCTCACCATCGCCGCAGGTGAGCAGCAGCGCGATTGCCGCGGCAAGCTCACTCTTGCCTTGTTTCTTTGGGATCTCCACGTAGGCGGTGTTGAATTGCCGGTAGCCGTTCTCCTTGATCACGCCGAACAGATCGCGCACGATCTGCTCCTGCCAGTCGATCAGCTCGAACGGCTTTCCCGCCCATGTGCCTTTGGTGTGGCAGAGCTGCTCGATAAAGAGGCAGGCGTAATCAGCAAGATTCTGATCATAATGGGAGGTTTTCTCCATAAAGCGCGTGACCTTGTATTTCTTCAGCTTTCGTACTGCCAATGGAAAATCACTCCCTTCATGGCATAAAAATAACCGCATCGCTGCGGCTTCTATCAGTACGAGAGCGAGAGCCCGGTTGGGCTCTGCTTTCGGAATATTCAAATTCAGGTTGATGCTTAGTTGTACTGCTTCATGAGTACCGCGTAGGCAAGCTGACTGGCTTCGTCCTCGGGCTCGATGTCCCATCCGCGGTCGTAGTTGAGTGTGACCTTGCCGCCGACACGCAGTTCCATCTTGGAAATGCGTCCGCCGTCGATTCCGTAATCCTCGGAAGGCTCCGGGTAGTGCTTTACCCAGTACTTTACAACCGCTCCTTCGATGAGCAGTGATCCTTTTTCCCACATTGTCTTGTCCTCCTTCAGGCTTTTCTGACTTCGACCAGCCATCCGGTAGTCGGGTGCTGTTCGCCGGTTTCCTTTTCCGTTACCATCCAGTCTTCGTCGATGAAGCAAAGGTGCTTTCCGACCTTGATGAAGCGGATGCTCTCGAATCCGGGAATGTTGCAGCGGATGACCTTTGCGCTGCGACTTTCTCCGTCGTAGCTTTTGCCGTCCCAGCCGTTGAAGGTGAAGCGGATGCTTTCCTTTGTCTTTGTGAAGGCTTCCTCGAAATCCTCCCGGCTGATGCTGGTGTTGTAATCTCCAAGTGTGAAGTGGCTTCTGAGTTCGTCGTAAATGTTTGTCATGGTGGTTTCCTCCGTTTGCTTTGTTTTCCCTTTCGGTGTGTACATATATCACTCTGAACGGCCTTTATAGCAAGTCGTTTCCGGAGAATATATGTGACAATCTTCAGGGCAGTTTCGGCGGAGAAAATTGTATAGTTTACAGCTCGAATTCGATGCCGTTCTTGCGTTCCGGCTCCTTGCTGCCGAAGCGGTGGTTGTCCACTCTGGTGACGGTCTTGAGTCCGTTCATCCGGCAGCCGAATGCCGTCAGTCCATAGATGCCGTCCATCAGGCCGGTGCTCTGGTCGGTCACCACAATCGCGGTGATTCCGGCTTCCCGGAGCGTCCTGACGAAATCCTCAAGCTCGTAGTCCCAGGGCAGGTCGTCGGCCTCGAAGGCGTCCGCGCCGTTCCTGAGGCTCCGGTCGTAAAGGACCAGCGCCTTGTTCTGACCGGCGGTGAAGGGGTACGGAAATTCCTCTTTCTCGCGCCTGTCAAAGGCTTTCACGCTGTCCCAGTCGTCCGCGGCGATCATCGTGTCGCGTTCCTTTTCACGGATGGCCTGCGCCTCGTTGTAGGCGATCGCTGTGTCTCTCATCTGTTCGAAGTATGTGTTCTTTTCCATCGTGTTTTCCTCCTGATTTTCGCTTGTTTTCTGTGCCTTTCGGCATGTATATACATCACTCTTTCGAGGGGATATAGCAAGTCAATTCGGCCAGATAAATTGATAACTTTCTGTGTCTGAAAATCAGGATTCCTGCGTTTCGCCGGTCATGATGAAATGCACGTATTCTTTGCGATGCTCTTCGATGAAGATCACCAGCTCGTAGTAGTTCCGGTCGAAGGCGAGGCGCTGCACGTAGGGCAGGTCGAACATGTTCGCCAGCCCGGTGTCGCGGATCGCGAGGATCTGCTCTTTGACCTTCTCATCCATGTCAGTCCACCACCTTCCGCACGATGTCTTCGCCGTAGATCACGTTGAGTCCGCTGCCGTTGTCCCAGTGGACCAGCAGGCTGCCGGTGTCGTCGATGCCGTAGACGGTTCCGCGGGTTCCGGCAGGCGGTGCCTGAATGTCGTCCATTTGGACGAGCTCCACGCGCGTGCCATTCGGGTAGGTTTCCTTGAGCCTCTTGAGCTGTTCCGGTCTGATTATCCTCATGCCTGCACCTCCTCGGTATCCGTAGCTTCCGCAGCAGGTTCTTCGGTGGCTTCTTTCTTGGGAGCGCCGTTCTTCCAGCTTGAGTTGCCCTCAAGGTTCTGGAGCAGGATCTTGCGTTCCTGTTTGTATTCGCTGCCGATGAATCCAAGGCGGAGCAGGAAGCAGCGGAATGCGTATTTCTCGTTGGTGACCGGCGTTTCGGTCGAGCTCGCGCGTTTCAGTTCCTTGGAAAGCTTGCAGAGCTGGGCGATGAACATCGTGTACGCTCTGGTTTCCTCCGGCGTGGGCAGTTCCTTGAACCAGGGGAAGGCGATCTTGTCGTCCCTAATCTCGAACCGAAGGTCGTCGATGCCGAGCGCCTTCTTGATGAGCGTTCCCTTGGCTTCGAGGATGTTGGTCAATGTTCCGACCGCAACCTTGTCGAGCGGAAGCTCAACCGTCAGGCCCGCTTCGTTGCCCTGTGGCGCGTCCTGTTCGCTTGTTTCCGGCTCTTCGGATACTTCTCCGGCTTCGGCTTCAGCCGTTTCCTGCAGCTCGGGCTCGAATCCCGCGGCAGCGATGGCTTCGAGAACCTTCTCGACCTCCTCGGAATCCGCCATGTCGTCGAACTCGAGCGTGCCGTCCTTGGTGACGGTGAAATAGTCGATCTCGTAGTTGCAGGTCGGCATGAATTTGTATTCTGCCTTGGCTCCGGTGGTGTCGGAGATGACCTTGACCAGTTCTTTCCTCTGTGCTCCTGTTACGTTGTAGTTGATTCGCATTGTGTTTACCTCCTTGGTATGCGTCTGTCCGGAAGGCCCTGTGCCTTTCGGCATGTCTATACATCACTCTGAAGGCCTGTAATAGCAAGCGAATCTGCGATATTTCTCTGGTAGAAAATCTTCTGATTATCCGGCTCTGAAACTGTGCTTAGTACACAAAGGGATCACTCGCCGTCCGGCAGCTCGACCTCCTTCACAAGGTCGGAGTACATGAGTTTCTTGCCGTCGCGGACGACATGCACGTTCCCGGAATCGCCGGTGTCCTCGACGTAGCGTCGGAGGATGACGGAGGCGTATTTCGGATCAAGCTCGCACATATAGCAGGTGCGGTTGAGCTGCTCGCAGGCCATGAGCGTGGAACCGGAGCCGCCGAAAGTGTCGATGACGATGGCGTTCTCCTGCGTGGAGTTCTGGATCGGATAGCCGAGCAGGTCGAGAGGCTTGCTGGTCGGATGATCCTTGTTGCGCTTGGGTTTGTCGAAGTTCCATATGGTGGTTTCCGCGCGTCCTGCGTACCACGGATGCTTGCCGTTCTGGAGGAATCCATAGAGCACGGGCTCATGCTGCCACTGGTAATCGGAGCGACCGAGTACGAGGCTGTTCTTCACCCAGATGCACACGCCTGCGAGATGGAATCCAGCGTCGACGAAAGCACGCCGGAAGGTCAGGCCCTCGGTGTCCGCATGGAAGCAGTATGCCGCGCCGCCTTTCTCCAGATGGTCGGCCATGTTCTTGAATGCGGAGAGCAGGAAGTTGTAGAATTCCTCGCCCTTGAGGCTGTCGTTCTGGATCGTCAGGCCATCGGATGCCTTGAAGGAAACGCCGTACGGCGGGTCCGTGAGTACGAGGTTCGCTCGCTTGCCGTCCATGAGTGTATCTACATCTTCAGCGCTGGTGGCGTCGCCACACATCAGCCTGTGCCGTCCGACCGCCCAGATGTCGTCGCGCTCCACGAAGGAGGCCTTCTCAAGTGCAGCGGACAGGTCGAAGTCGTCATCCTCGATGTCCTTGTCGGATTCTCCTTTCAGCAGCTTCTCAAGTTCCTTGTCGTCGAATCCGAGCAGGGAGAGGTCGAAGGCGTTCTCCTGCAAATCGGAGAGTTCGACGGAAAGCATCTCCTCATCCCAACCGGCGTTCAGCGCGAGCTGATTGTCGGCGAGGATGTAGGCGCGTTTCTGCGCGTCCGTCAGATCCTCCGCAAACACGCAGGGGACGGTCTTGTATCCTTCCTCGCGAGCAGCAGCAATACGTCCGTGGCCGACGAGGATGTTGTAATCCTGATCAATGACCGCAGGCGATACGAATCCGAACTCCCGAAGAGAGGATCGCAGCTGCGCGATCTGTTCTTTTGAATGCGTCCGGGCGTTCCGGGCGTAAGGCACCAGCTTGTCAATTGGCACCTGTTCAAGTCTTTGTGTGTTCATTTACATTCCCTTTCTGGCGCGGAGCAGTCTTTCCATCACGTCGTCCTGCGGATTTGTGCCGCCGTACTCGGCGGAGCAGTTCTCCTTCACGATCTGGAAGATCTCGTCCCACAGTCGGTTTGCCTGATTCATGTAGTTGATGCCGATATTGATGAACGGCGACGGGATCGGCTTCCCGGTCGTCGGATGCTTCGACAGGTATCCGAGCTTGGTCGTCATTTCCTCGCACTGAATCCAGCGAGCCGAGCACATCGCATAGCGTTCCAGCAGCTGCGGCGATACGGCTTTCGCGACGCCGAGCTTGTCGAGCCATTCCCAGGTCTCTCGGTAGATGTCAGCCGCCTCCAGAGTGGAGCCATCATGCTGACGCGCCGAGAGGAACTCGTGCGGTTCTGGCATGTCCTCGCCCTCGGTGTCCGGGATGTCGAGCACTTCGAGCTTTCTGCCGCCCGGATTCCCGGCCTCGAACTTCTCCTTGACGGCGGTTTTCTTCCGGCCAGCGCCGGGACGTCTGCCGCCGCGACCGCCTGTGTTATTCGATTTTGTTGGCATTTCGTCACCGCCTTTCATGCGCACACGCGCGTAATAGATATAAGGACCGGGTTATTACCCGTTTGATTTCGCTTTTTTCGCACAGAAAGCCCCGCGCCGTTTTCCGGGAGGCCGCCTCGCAGAGATTTCGACCGCCCCTGATCCGTACCCCGAAATTTGGACAGTCATTGATTGAAATTCGAGAGTGTGAAATCAAAATCATCACACAAATCGCAGAGTTGGAAATCAAGTTTTCGGACAGATAATATAGTTTGCATCCACAGACCGGACAGATAATGCTATAATATCTGTATTTGAAATCATTTCTCTCTGCAAAAGGAGGAATTATCAATGGCAAACAGCAGTAATCGTGGGGGTTCACGTCCTGGTGCAGGCCGTAAGAAAAAGAATCCTGACGGCACATATGAGCATGCTGCGTTCTCTGCAGAACAACTCAAGGAACTCACGGACTCGCCTCATGTGGCATATGTCTCAAGCAAAACAGTGTCATACACAAAAGCTTTTAAAGATGCAGCTTGGCAACGGTACTGCGATGGGGTCGATCCGATACAGATTTTTTCTGAGGTCGGCCTCAACCCGGAGACATTAGGACGTGCACGCATTCTCGGCTTTTTTAAGCTTCTGCGGCAAGCAAAAGGACGTGGCCTCGAGTTTACCGAAGGAAATGATCCTTATCCGGATGACAACGAGGATGCACCTCCACTGCCAGCGCCGCCTCGTAGGGCAAACAAAGGGCATCCTCCATTGATGAGCGAGTCAGAAATAAACCATCTCGCTGCGAAGGTTGCCTACATGTCCCAAGAGATTGAGTTTATAAAAAAAATTATATTTGCGGAGAAGAAAGGGAAATAGCCATGTATATGAATGGTTCCCCAGAAGTCCGCTACCGCATCATAAATGAAACCATTAGCCAGGATGACAATCTTCTGAATATTTCTTATCTTTGTGAAATAGCAGGCGTATCTCGTTCGGGATTTTATTACTGGCGTGGACATCAGACCGAGCGGACAGCATCCGATGAGGCCGATCAAAGAGACTTTGACCTCATTGTGGCTGCATACAATTTCCGCGGATATTCAAAAGGCGCACGCGGTATACACATGAGACTGCGGCATCAGGATCCCCCGGTGCTTATGAACACAAAGAAGATTCGCAGACTGATGAAAAAGTATCACCTCGTATGTCCGGTACGAAAGGTAAATCCGTACCGCAAGCTCGGCAAGCGTCTACAGGAAAACAGGACAGCTCCGAACATACTAAACAGACAGTTTAAGTCATTTGGACCGCGCACTGTTCTGCTGACGGACATTACATATATTCCGAGACCGGTACACCGAGATAGCAGCCAACGAGCTTACTATTATTCATACGTCTGTGTGATCATGGACGCATTCACAAAAGAAGTTTTGGCCTGTACCTGCAGTAACTCCTGTGATACAGATTTCGTCTTGGACACCGTAAATCAACTGATGGAAAAGCATGGGTCTGAACTTCACACGGACGCCCTGATCCATTCAGATCAAGGATGCCAATACACCAGTTCTAAATTCGTTGCCATTCTGAATGATTACAACCTCCGTCAATCCATGTCCCGCAGAGGAAATTGTTGGGACAATGCACCGCAGGAAAGCCTATTTGGACACATGAAGGATGAACTGCCACCGGTTGGATCTTATGGACATGCAGTAATTGCTGAACGTGTTTACGCTTGGATTGAGTATTATAACAACGACCGGTATCAATGGAGCCTTGCCAAGCTCTCGCCGTGTGAGTACTACAAGTTTGTCATGACGGGAATTTATCCGTTGGATACATTTGGGGGCGCTGCCCCCAACCCCCCGGAGTTTAACGCTTTTGTTTCCGGGAAAGGCAAAGAAAAAGACGAAGCCAAAGCTCCGCCTTCCCCGCAAACCTGACAGCCCGCTCGGGTCGCTCTCCAGCGTTGCCCTATCCTGTCTGTCAGTAAAGCAGGAACATTATATCACGGATTCAGCTTTCGGATTTCAAGTTTGATTATTTTGTCCGAACAACGGGGTACACTTCACCCTGCAGCTTCTCGGCAGCAGTCTTGTCCTTCGTGTCATTAAGACTCAGGGAGTCAGAGAACCATTCGCCTGCGAGCCTCGCAATGAGTGTCGATTTCCCGATTCCCTGCGGGCCATTCAAAACCAACATGGAATCAAACTTGCAGCCGGGGTTTAAGACCCGGCATACAGCAGCACAGAGCGTTTTCCTTGTGACCGCTTTGACATAGTCGTTATTATCCGCACCTAGATAGTCAATCAAAAGCGTGTCCACACGCGGGATTCCGTCCCAGGTAGGCAGGTGCTTCAGATATTCTCGTATGGGATGGTAGGAACGGTCGTCGGCGACTTTCGTTACAGCAATCTGGTAGTTCCGCTGAGAGAAGGTTCCGTAATTCGTATCGATGTAACTCACGAGCTGCGCATCATCAGCGTCCCTCCAGTATTTGGACGGATGCTTCCAAGGCACATCGCCCTTGATCTCCATGCCATCGAGCTGCTGATTGAAGACGATGGATTTCAGGTTCTCGTCGTGCTCAAGAATCAGTGTCAGGTTCCGGAGACTGTTTTTCAGATTCCCGGCCTTGTCATATGTAAGCTGACCCTGCCAGTTGGAATCCGAGAAGTCTTCCTTGGCCTCGGCCTTTCGTTCCTCTGCGAGAAGTGTTTTGACCTTTGCATCCTTCAGGACTAGATCGGACATAGCCTTATAGGAAGGCAGCTTCGTAACCGGTGTATCCTCTGGGCAGTTGTCATCAAACTCCGAGAATTTGTGGAGTCGGACCAGATCGAATGCATTCAGGAGCTTTCCGCAGACAGGATCAGTGGCGTGGTGCGAATACACGAACTTATCATCGTAGATCACGACACCAGCGGCGGCCTCACCCGGAATATAGTCATAACGACCTTCCGTGGAAGAAGGCGCATAGATATCTGGCAGAAACGTGTCGATGGCATCCGTCATGGTGTAGGCGCGGCAGAAGGTTCCGATGATACCCGGCTTTGCCAGTGGATCGGCCATTTCCTTTGTGCCATGATGCTCGATAGCTGACTGCCGCGAAGATACCGGCCATGTGGACTCATCCTGCCAATCGTCGTAGCGGGAGAGATAATCGTCCGGATTCAGCTCCGGGCCGTCCTTTTCCTTATAGAAGAATACGCCGTTAATACTGGTGCTGGGCCAATACATCAGACGGTGAGCTTCGTAGGTGGAGTCATCGAATAGGTCGATACCGAGATCCTTTGCAATCATTCTGCCAAGGGCAGGGTATTCCGCTTCGCTGACTTCACGGGAGAGTGGAATGATGATACGGAGCCTCGGATTCTCCGGGGTATGCTTGTGCGTACTGTAGGCGCAGCAGCGGTAGGGCTGCTTAGCAATGACACTGTCCCAGACGCCAGGTGTTCCATAATCCATATCCAGTGTGACGGCGGAACGGCAGAGAACGTGCTTCTTCTTACGCCTGCCACCGCTTAAGTGACCGAAAACATAGCCGCCGACATCCTTGATTTCGGCCTGCTGGGCCTTTGTCATCTTTTTGAATTCTTCGATGGTCTCTGTGGTATTGATTGTATGGCTGACACGCTTATTGAAATCGTCCCAGCCGATATCGCTGTTTCGCCAGTGCGTTTCTTTGCGGCTGTTCCCGTAGGAGATCTTCATAATTCTGCCTCCTTGATTTGATCCTCGAGGACCTTGGTGATAAATTTCAGTGCTTCGATAATGGTGGAGAGTTCAGAATCACCGCCTAGTGCGATTTCCACACCGTGTGTATCTCCAAACCGGTCGGTGATGGTTCTGGCGCTGATATCTGTGCCTCCTTCATCAGAGATGCGAATATAGGTGCGGCTTCCATGACCGGTATCGCCGCCTTGATAGCCGTTTGTTCCGGCTTCGACAGACAGAATGTTCGCATCATAGATTTCACGCTCCCATGTCTCGATCTCCTTGCCATTGACTTTTCTGGTGTTCAGCTTTGTTTCGTACATTCCGATACCTCCTTGCATTCCGACGTGAAGTGCCGGATAGTCATGCTCTTTTGTTTTGCTTTTGTAATTTCGATTCCCATACCGGTTGAGATCCGGTCTCCGAATACCCAGAGCTCTGCGCACTTACTGAGCAGGACCAGATCCATGAAAATGGCGAGATCATGTTCTACCGGATCGTTGTCTCGCATGAACTGCGGAAGCAGCAGGTGCGGCGCAATCGGAATACATCCCTGATCGACGGCAAAGCGGCAGTAACGCCTTGCGTTCATGACATTCGTTTCGACGTCGCCTGAATAGGGGCTGCAGATGTAGACGACCGGCATGAACTTATGAGCAGAGACGTTCTTCAGGGCCTGATAAGCGGTCGGGTCAGGATAACCTTCAGAATTTCTCATTGACATGCATCGTTCCTCCTTTCCAAAAAGACTCAGAAGGTAAAAATTCCTCCTGAGTCTTCCGTCAAAGGTTTAGAGTCGAATTCGTACCCCTTACTTCATTAATCTGTTAAGTTCCGGGTCTTCCGCGATGGCTTTGCGGATCTTGTTGGTCGTCTTACGAACAGCAGATTCATTGACATCGCGCTCGCGGGCAATGGACACAATGGACTCTCCGCCAAGAAGGACGCGGTCATAGATTTCTTTCCAGCTATCCGACCAGGTATCCCGGAGCTCTGCCAGACGTTCCTCGGCAGGCGTTTTCTTGTGCGGGGCACCGAAGATGCTGCGTGCGCTGTCCATGATGGAGCTCTTGTCACCAAGACAGTCATCGTCTGCCTCACCTTCTGTGAGCTCCTCGATAGAAGCAGTCCAGTTCTTCGGAAAGATCTCGTCAAGAATGCTTGCAACATAAGCGGGGTCAGGATCATATCCGTTACGCTCTTTGAACTTCTTAATAAAGTCAGCTTGGTAATCGTCGATGATTTTCTGTTCCCAATCCTCGCGTTTCGGCTTTTTGGCCTTGAGATTCTCGTAGACATCGTGGTCGTCAAGCGAATGCAGAAACTTGATATCATCCTTTGTCACACCATCTTCACCAGGAATGAAAGTGACTTCCTCTGTGATGTCCTGAACCTTGGCGCCGTTTTTCTCTGTTCTGTGATAGCGATAGGTATATGTGGTTCTGTTCTTACGATCAGTTTTCTTGAGCTGATCAGCTCTGTTTTCAGTGCGGACATATACGTTTTTACGTTTCAACTTGTTTACCTCCTGTCCGTTGCCCGGACCGGAGGTTCCGCACGAAAAAAGAGCGTGGTTGACCATCCGGAACCGGGAATTGAATGGTTCCGAAAAGGCCAGCACACGCTCGTAGGCTGGTTTCTCTATTCAGTAGTGACCTTCACATCCGCTCGAGCCACTCTGTGCACCGGGTGAACGTTTGTGAGGGTGGGACGGTTTAACGACATGTCCGAGGTCAATTGGCTCCATCACTATACGGACAAATGCAGTCTGAATTGATGGGGCTTTCTATCAGTGCCGTTAAACTACTGATAAAATGAAATCAGAAGAATAATTAAGCGATAACACAAATAATTCTCAAAAAACGTAGAAATTACTTCGATAATTTGGTAAAATAAAAATACGTTTTAAGGTTTGTTCCCGCCTTCTGATTACATCTCAAGGATAAGGTTTTCAGAGGAGAAAGTATTTGCCTCCGTTTTGCCACTGTTTTGCCAGTGTTTGTCCGGAGCATGAGAAGGGAGATAGGTTTGATGAACGAATTGAACATGTCGTCTTATATCCAGATCATGCAGGAAGGACTGATGGAGCATGATAAACAGGAGGCGGCAGGTGTATTTTTACTGAGTTCGATAAATGATCAGGATTATGTGGCTGAGAATGGTTACAGCACAACAATTCTGAGCTCGAAAAAGATCAGTAGGATTGTCAGCAGGGAGGACAACGTACCGGATGGAATTAAGCAGGCTTCTGCAAAGCAGAATGTCATAGACGATACGATCAAATATTTCAGGGATGTGGTAGCCAAGGATCTGAATCCGCACATGACTGATGACACCATTGATAAATTGGTGAAGGTCATCGAGGCAGACGACAACATTCCTGTTAGCAAAAAGAAAAAGCTCATCGCCTTCCATGAGAAAGGTGACGAGCCAGGATTCCTGGCAGAGGTTTTCCTTTATGCTGTCAACAAGCCGAATAAAAAGGTCGGCGCAGAGGTAGAGTATGCCGATGCACCATTACTTGCGGAAGCAAACTACGAATGCCCGCTATGCCATAAGAAACTCGTAGATACGATTAAAGGGAAGGCAATCAAGCGGTATACGATTACACAAATCTTCCCTGATGATTTAGACGAAGATACCGCTGCAGCATTTAAAGCATTGCATCCTGCTCCTGCACATCTTGATAAGCCGGAAAACCTGATAGCGTTGGATGATGACTGTTCAGAAAAATATTCCATCGATCCTACGGTTGAAGAGTACGGCCAGCTTTATGAAATAAAGAAGGAGTTATCTCAAAACTATAAGGCCAAGATGGAAGTAAACGGTGTCCAGCTTGAAGAAGATATCCGAACTGTACTTGATGCACTTAGCCAGATAAAGGATGCATCTGAGCTTGTTGAGCTCGAATACAATGCGCTCCGGATTGATGAAAAGTTCAAGCCAGAGAATTTCATCCTGAAGAATGAGACCCAGGTGCAGGTGGTTACATACTACCGGTATATAGAGAAGGTCTTTTCAAATTCGACATCAGATTTTGACACCATTGCGGCTGAGGTGAAAATCAGTTCTTCAAAGTTGGAAAAGGCGGGACTACCGCAGGCGGATGTTATTACCAATCTGTCAGAGTGGATTCGTAACAAAGCAGGATTAGGAACGGAAAGCATACTGGCGTGCAATATTGTCGTTGCTTTCTTTATACAGAATTGTGAGGTGTTCCATAATGAAGCTTCCTAGTAAAGTGACTCCATACAAAGAGAGCACCATCGCGAAATTTCCGGTCGTGCTGGAGCTTCTTGAGAAAAGTGATATGACGCCGCAAGAACTTTATGCAAAAGTTCGAAAAAGCAAGATTAAGGATATAAGCGAGTTCGTAGAAGTCCTCGATTGTCTTTATGCCATGAACAAAATAGAAATTGACGAGGAGGTGCTCCACTATGTTGGTTGAAATTCAATGCGACAAATTTCAAAAGAACGGAGAAATGCGAGCACCGATTCGCTTTCATAAAGGATTGAATGCTGTTCTCGGTGATGACAACGGCTCAAATTCAATAGGAAAATCGACATTCCTTATGATTCTCGATTTCGTTTTTGGCGGTGACGATTATGTGAAGAAGTGCACTGATGTCCAAGATAATGTGGGCGAGCACACGATTAATTTTACATTCCGATTTGATAACAAGGATTATCACTTCTCCAGAAACACGGTCAAATATAAGGAAATCGTGAAGTGTGATGCAAATTATCAACCATTGCCGGATGAAGAACCATTATCAGAAAAAGCCTATGGTGCATTCTTATGTGAAAAATATGGCTTGACTGCTGACGGGATTACGTGGCGCGGGGCTGTTGGTCGATTTATCAGAGTTTATAAAAGAGAAACACTGGATGAAGAAAGACCTCTTCAGGCGGCAAAGGACGAAAAAGTATCTGATGCGATTAAGAGCTATATGAAGCTTTTCGACAGATATGCTGCGGTAGAAGCACAGATCAAACAGGCTGCGGCTGCAGATGATGAAAAAGAAGCATTCCGAAAAACCACCCAGCAGTACAACCACGTCAGAGCCGCGAAAACCCCGAAGGAAAAAGAAGCAAATGAGCTCCGAATTGCTGAGCTTGAAGAACAAGAGAAGAAACTTGCCCAGGAAAATAATCAGGGTCTGCTCGACCTAGATAGTATGACGGCGCAGCATTTGTCTGACCTTCAGGAAAAACTCATCAATTATCGACGGCAAAAGGCGGCTGTTCAGACGCAGCTTAATGCCGTAAGGCGTGATATGACCGGTCAGAAGAAAGGGTTCAAGAGAACATTCTCGGCATTGGAGAAGTTCTTCCCGGCAGAGGATTTTAAGACTCTTGAAGATATAGAAAAATTCCATCAGAAGCTGTCGAAGATTCTGAATGACGAATTCCAGGAGACAGAAAAGGATCTCTCAACCACATATGTTCTTCTGAATAATGAGATCGTGAAGATTAAGGATGAGATAACCAAGACGAAAACCGTCCCAAATGTGTCGCAGGCAATCCTGAAGGAATATGCAAGAATCACTACAGAGCTGAATAATCTGCATGAAGCCAACGACAACTTTGATAAACTAGAACGTCTGAAGAAAGTGGCATCAGATTATGCTTGGACTCGCGATGAAGTCATCAACCAGCAGCTTATGCAGATAGAGAGTTCTGTAAATCAGAAGATGCGTGAAATAACGCTGGAAATACTGCATGACGAACGGCACATGCCACCGATACTGCGTCTGGAAAAGTTGAATAGGTATACATTCAAAACACCAAACGATGGAGGAACCGGTGCACAGTACCGGGGATTGATAACATTTGATCTGGCGAACATGGCGATAGCACCTGTTCCGTTTGTGGTTCATGATTCAGTTCTTCTCAAGAATATAGAGAAGCCTGTGTTCTCGGAAATAATCAAGGTTTACGAGAAGCAAAAGGAAAGCGGCAAACAGGTTTTTATGGCTTATGACACGTTGGATTCATATAGCAAAGAGACGCAACGTATTGTGAACGAGAACGCTGTGTTGGAACTATCGCCTGAAGGAAATGAGCTCTTCGGATGGGCTTGGAATAAGGAGAGGAATGATGGCACAGACGAGAAATAAGAAAGAACTTAAATCTGAATTCAGTTACAACCGCTTATGGAAGCTGCTTATTGATAGGGATATCAAGAAAAAGGAGCTTCAAAAAATGAGTGACGTAAGTGCCACTTCCATTGCGAAGATGGGCCGTTGCGAGAATGTCACAACAGATGTTCTTTTAAGAATCTGTGAGGCTCTCGACTGTCAGGCCGAGGACATCATGGAGCGTGTTGACAAAGAAAAATGATTCGGCTGTAAAGCCGTTTGGAGGAATAAAACGATGGATAACCAGGAATACAATTCGATAGTCAGCTTTATTTGGGGAATAGCTGATGACTGCCTGCGCGATGTGTATGTGCGCGGAAAGTATCGTGACGTTATTCTGCCTATGACTGTTATCAGAAGATTAGATGCCATGCTTGAGGATACAAAGCAGGATGTCCTTGCAATGAAGAAACAGCTCGATGCTGCAAAAATTGATAATCAGTGGCCAGCACTTTGCAATGCAGCAGGACAAGCCTTCTGTAATAATTCGCCATTCCTTCTAAAAGATCTGACCGCAAAGGGCAAGAAGCAGACATTGCGGGCTGACTTTACAGCTTACCTGGATGGTTTCTCTCCCAATGTTCAGGAAATCCTAGATAAGTTCAAATTCCGTGATCAGATTAAAACAATGGTCGATGCAGACATCCTCGGAGCAGTTATTGAGAAGTTCACATCCTCTGATATAAATCTCAGCCCTAACCCGGTGTATAAGGATGCTGAAAAAAAGATAGTGAAACTGCCAGGACTCGATAACCACGGTATGGGAACGATCTTCGAAGAACTCATTCGTCGCTTTAATGAAGAGAACAATGAGGAAGCTGGAGAACACTGGACTCCTCGAGATGTTGTTGAACTGATGGCTGATCTTGCCTTTTATCCGGTGGAGGACAAGATTCTGGATGCCTCGTACTCTTGCTATGACGGAGCATGCGGCACAGGCGGAATGCTCACCGTGGCACAGTCACGACTTCTGACGCTTGCGGGCCGCCGTGGCAAAAACGTATCCATTCACCTGTTCGGTCAGGAAATCAATCCAGAGACATACGCCATCTGCAAGGCAGACATGCTCCTGAAAGGTGATGGTGAAGAGGCGGAGCATATCGCTTATGGATCTACTCTGTCGCTTGACGCTAATCCGTCACGGCAGTTCGACTTCATGCTTTCCAATCCGCCATATGGAAAAAGCTGGAAAACAGACGCAGACAAGATGGGTGGCAAGAGTGAAATCCTCGACACTCGTTTCAATGCATATCTTCCCGGAGGAGAGGAACTGAAGATGATCCCGCGCACAAGCGACGGTCAGCTTCTCTTCCTGCTCAACAACGTATCCAAGATGAAAACCGATACGGAGCTCGGCAGCAGGATTATAGAAGTACATAACGGCTCCAGCCTGTTCACTGGTGACGCGGGCAGCGGCGAAAGCAACGCCCGCCGGTACATGATTGAGCGTGACCTTGTGGAGGCTATCATCGCCTTGCCGGACAACATGTTCTACAACACCGGAATTGGCACATATATCTGGGTACTTTCCAATAAGAAGGAAGAACGTCGCAAAGGCAAGATACAGCTCATTGACGCTACGAATATGAAGTCTTCGCTGCGCAAGAACATGGGCAACAAGAACTGCGAGTTCACGCCGGAGATTCGTAAGGAAATAGTGCGCATCTTCCTTGACATGGAGGAAAGCAACGTCAGCATGATCTTCGACAACAGCGAGTTCGGATACTGGAACGTTACAGTAGAGAGACCGCTCCGCCTGCGCGTATTCCCGGAACGGGAAATCCCGGAAGACACGTTCAAGAAGCAGCCAGAACTTGATTCTGTCCGTAAAGCTATCGCCAGTGTTTCGGCAGGCACGCCTCTCGACGACTGGGACACATTCGCCAAGGCCACCGGCCTCAAGAAAACGCAGCTTAAGAAGATCCGTCCTTTCATAACTGAGGTTGATCCTGACGCGAAGGAAGTCGAAGGCGAATCCGATCCAAACCTGCGCGACTCGGAAAATATCCCGTTCAACTACGAAGGCGGCATTGACGCGTTCATCGAAAAGGAAGTCAAACCCTATGCGCCGGACGCCTATGTCGACGAAAGTAAGACCAGAATCGGCTACGAGATCAGCTTCACGAAGTACTTCTACAAGCCGGTGCAACTCCGTGATATGAAAGACATCCTTGCCTCACTTGAAGAGCTCGAAAAGGAATCGGATGGCGTCATGGGTGAGATCATGGAGGGACTGGAGTAATGGTTGAATACACAGATGTTATTAACACAGATGTAGCATGGCTCCCGCAGATCCCAGCGCATTGGCAATTGCAAAAAATAGACGTCCTCTTCACAGAGCGGAAGACAAAAGTATCGGACCAGGATTACGCGCCACTGTCAGTAACGAAAAAAGGTATTCTTCCTCAACTTGAGCACGCCGCAAAATCAAATGACAGCGATAACCGCAAACTGGTGAAAGCTGGAGATTTTGTTATCAATGGCCGTTCAGATCGAAAAGGCTCCTGTGGTGTATCCAAACTAGACGGATCAGTTTCACTTATCAATCTTGTTCTGACACCACGAAGCAAGCTGAACAATGACTATGTACATTACCTGCTTCGCAACTATAGATTCTCGGAAGAATACTATAGGAATGGCAGAGGAATTGTTGCTGATCTTTGGACCACTCGCTACAGCGAGATGAGGACCATTCTCCTTCCTGTTCCTCCCCGCGCCGAGCAGGATCAGATTGTGCGGTTCCTCGACTGGAAGGTCTCCGAGATCAACAAACTGATCGGAATCCGTCGGAAAGAAATACAGGAATTCAATCAACTGAAGAACACGGTTATTACTAAAACTGTAACTACAGGACTAAAACGAGAAGAACTTTGTGGGACAGATAATAGCTACTATCGGATGATTCCAAAAGGATGGCGAATTACGAAAACACTCCGTGTCCTTTCACAACCGCTGACGGACGGCCCACATACAACTCCACAGTTATATGAGGAGGGTATCCCCTTTGTTTCTGCAGAAGCTGTTTCGTGTGGTAATGGAAAAATTGATTTTAATCATATTCGAGGATTTATTTCTCAGGACTTTTATGAAGAATGTTGTAAGAAATATGTGCCTAAGATTGATGATATATACATGATCAAATCTGGCGCGACTACTGGACGAGTATCAATTGTAGATACAGACAGAATATTTACTATATGGTCTCCACTTGCCGTTTTCCGTTGCAATCAAGAAGTGATGTTACCGCGTTTTCTCTTTTACGCTTTGCAGGCTTTGCCATATCAACAACAGGTGCAGGATGGTTGGTCATATGGTACTCAGCAAAACATCGGCATGAGAGTATTGGAACAGTTAAAACTTGCTTATCCTGATGTTACTGAGCAAGAGAAAATTGCTTGTTATTTGGACGATAAATGCGACATGCTTGATAAAGCTATTCAATTAGCAGAAAGCAAAATAAAAGCGCTTCAGGAGCTAAAGTCAACAATCATCTCGGATGCTGTCACCGGAAAAATCGATGTCCGCAATGTCACTATTCCCGAGTATGAACACGTGGATGACATCGTTGACGATGATTCGGAGAATAACGAAGGAACAGAGACCGACGGAGAGGAGGCTTGATCATGGCTTTTACGGATAAAACCGAGAGGGGATTTGAGACGATCATCGTGAACTGGCTCGTGGAGCAGAATGGCTACGAGCAGGGAACGAATGACGACTACAGTAAGGAATACGCCGTAGACGAAACCCGCCTCTTCCGGTTCCTGAATGATACGCAGCCGAGGGAAATGGCAAAGCTTGGTGTAAATAACAGCGATCAGAAGAAGCGGCAGTTCCTAAACCGCCTTTCCGGAGAGATTGCCAAGCGCGGCATTATTGATGTGTTGCGAAACGGTGTGAAAGCGTATCCGGCTGACCTCATCATGTTCTACTTCACGCCGACTGAGAACAACGAGAAGTCAAAGGAGATGTTCGAGAAGAACATCTTCAGCGTGACACGGCAGCTCCGGTACTCATCCGACGCGACAAAACTTGCACTTGACTTGTGCCTGTTTATCAACGGTCTGCCGGTCATCACAATCGAGCTCAAGAACCACTTCACCGGGCAGACTACGGCGGACGCTGTCGAGCAGTATAAGGAAGACCGTAGTCCGCGCGACACGTTGTTCTCGTTCAAGCGGTGCATGGTGCATTTCGCGGTGGACGATCAGAGCATAATGTTCTGCACGAAGCTCGCCGGGAAGGACAGCTGGTTCCTTCCATTCAACAAGGGCTATAACGATGGTACAGGCAATCCGCCGAACCCGGACGGCATCATGACAGACTATCTGTGGAAGGACATTCTGACAAAGTGGAAGCTCTCCCGCATTATCGAGAACTACGCACAGGTTGTTGTAGATGAAGATCCGGATACGAAGAAGAAAACGGTGAAGCAGATTTGGCCGCGCTATCATCAACTTGACTGCGTGGAGAAGCTCCTCGCGGACGTGAAGCAGAATGGTGTCGGCAAACGGTACCTCATCCAGCACAGCGCAGGCTCCGGAAAATCAAACTCTATCGCTTGGCTTGCTCATCAGCTGATCGGGCTTGAGCAGGACGGCCACCCGATGATCGACTCTGTAATTGTGGTTACCGACCGGCGGATTCTGGACAAACAGATCCGCGACACGATCAAGCAGTTCATGCAGGTAAAGAACACGGTCGTGTGGGCGCAGCATTCTGGCGACCTCAAAAAGGCAATTCAGGACGGTAAGCGGATTATTATTACGACGGTTGAGAAGTTTCCGTACATCTCGCAGGAAATCGGTCAGGAGCACATTCATAATAAATTCGCTATCATTATCGATGAGGCGCACTCCGGCCAGAGCGGGCGCAATTCCGCGAATATGAATCTGGCGCTTTCCGGCATGGCTTCTGATAATGAAATGGACAACGAGGACAAGATAAATGCCATCGTCGAAGGTCGGAAGCTCGTAAAGACCGCGAGCTATTTTGCGTTCACCGCGACTCCAAAGAACAAGACCGAGGAGGTTTTCGGAACGCCATATGAAGAGGATGGCGAAATCAAGCACAGGCCTTTCCATGTTTACACGATGAAGCAGGCCATTCAGGAAGGCTTCATTCTTGACGTACTGAAGAACTATACGACGATCGACAGCTGGTACAAGATTGCCAAGAAGGTCGAGGACGATCCAATGTTCGACAAAAAGCGCGCTCAGAAGAAGCTGCGTTCCTTTGTCGAGGGGAATCCGGATGTCATTGCCAAGAAGGCTGCTATGATGGTGGATCACTTCCACGAGCAGATCATTGCCAAGAAGAAGCTGAATGGGAAGTCCCGCGCAATGGTCGTGACTGCGAGCATCCCTCGCTGCATCGAGACCTACTATGCGATCAACAAGTGCCTAGCCGAACGACACAGCCCGTATAAGGCAATTATCGCTTTCTCCGGCGAGTGCAAGTACAACGGACAGGAGCCAGCTCTTACCTCCGCCGATATGAATGGATTCCCGGATGCTAAGATACCAAAGGAGTTCAAGAAGGACCCTTACAGGCTGCTTGTCGTTGCGGACATGTTCCAAACCGGATTCGATGAGCCGCTTTTGCAGACCATGTATGTGGACAAACCGCTCTACGATATTGCAGCGGTACAGACATTGTCCAGATTAAACAGGGCCTGCCCGGGCAAGGATGAGGTCTACGTGTTGGATTTTGCTAACAAGACTTCGACGATCGAGGAAGCATTTTCTAAGTTCTACAGGACAACGATTCTGTCCGGAGAGACTGATCCAAACAAGCTATATGACTTGATATCAATAATGGAAGGATATCAGGTTTATGACAAGGATGATGTTGAGCATGTGATTGACTTGTTCCTGAATGGTGCAGAGAGAGATAGACTTGATCCGCTGCTTGATCCGTGCGTGGCCACCTATAACGAACTCCAAACGGACGATCAGATCAAGTTCAAGAGCGCAGCAAAGTCATTTGTCCGTACATACGGTTTCCTTGGTTCCATTCTTCCCTATGGGAATGTGGACTGGGAAAAGCTGTCGATCTTCCTGAATCTGCTAATACCGAAACTTCCGTCACCTCGTGAGGATGATTTGTCAGAAGGCATTTTGCCTACGATCGATCTGGACAGTTATCGGAATGAGGCACAGGAGGCAGTGGCTATAAAGCTGGAGGATGAGGATGCAGAGATCGCACCGGTTCCGGCTGGGAAGGTAGGCCATATCGTCGAGCCCGAGATGGATCCATTGTCCCAGATTATCTCTGACTTCAACGACCTTTTCGGAAATATCAACTGGAATGATGCAGACAATGTGCAGAGACAGATTCTGGAAATTCCAGTCATGGTTTCACACGATGAGAAGTACCAGAATGCAATGAAAAACTCTGACGAGCAAGAGGCCCGCACAGAGAGTGAACGTGCATTACAGAAGGTTATCTTCTCGATTATGGCCGATAACATGGAGCTGTTTAAACAGTTTCAGGATAATCTTTCATTCAAAAAGTGGCTCACAAATATGGTCTTCAACCTAACATACAACAAGGAAGGCAAACCATATGAGGAGCCCAAAGAAACTTCTATGTTAAGAACTATGAAAGGAAATCCGTCTAATTACAAATATCCTATTCATAGTTCAACTACAGCACAGATGGTAGCGGAACAACATAAAACATTCGGTGAAACAAAGGATAAGGAAAAACGGTAATGCAGAAAATCAATAAAACCGATACCCTTAGGAAGGTGCTAGAAAAACAACGTTTTACGGTGGATTATTTCCAGCGTGAATATCGCTGGGGGCAGAAGCAAATTGAACAGATGCTCGATGATTTTCAGAGCACATTCGAGGAATTTTATGATCCGGAGAAACATGATACGCCGGAAGAGGTAGCTGGGTATGGCTACTACTATATGGGGTGCATCATCTGTACCGGTGATTCGGTGAAGAAAATTATAGACGGGCAGCAGCGGCTTACTTCGTTAACGCTTCTGCTGATTTACTTGAATCATCTTCAGAAGAAAAATGTGAAGAACGAAGATGACCAGGTTCCGCTCGATGACATGATTTATTCGAAGCAGTTCAGCAAGAAGAGCTTCAATATTGACGTCGCTGACAGAACAGACTGTATGCGGGCACTGCTGAACGAGGATTCCACCTATGTTCCAACGAACGAGAGCTCAGAGAATATGCTTGTCCGCTATTCAGATATAGAGGATTACTTTCCTGATAAACTTAAGGGTGAGGCGTTACCGTTCTTCATTAACTGGGTGGTAGAGAAGGTTTTGCTGCTGGAAATAGATACACCCTCTGAAGACGAAGCACACACTATTTTCCTGACCATGAACGACAGAGGACTTAGCCTGAACAGTGCTGAAATGATGAAGGCATACATTATTCAGCAGGTCGCCGAGCAGGATCGGTTAGAAGCAAATCATAAGTGGCAGGAGAATATTAATAAAATCAAGAATGCTTCTTCCTATGACACAAGTGGCGTGGTTAATACCCAGGATGTAGAGTTTATCTCCATATGGCTGCGTGCCAAGTATGCCAATTCTATGCGTGACACGAAACGTGGCGCGAAGGATGAGGACTATGAACTTCTCGGTGATAAATTTCACACATGGGTACGAAACAATGCTCATGCCAAGATGGACCTTATCAAGCCGAAGGACTACAAAGAATTTGTACTCACTGAGATGACGAGAGTTACAGACCTGTATCTTCGTATGAAGAAGTATGGAACGAAACTTACGCCAGGATATGAAGAGGTCTTTTACAACGCAAATCGTGACCTTACATACCAGACAATGTTTGCTATTGCTGCTATTAGGAATGATGATCCGGAGGATATTGTAGAAAAGAAAATTCAGATGACGGCAAAATTTGTAGATGACTTTGCCACCATACGAATTCTGAATTTTAAGAAGGTCAACTGGAACACGAATAAATACCTCTTGTTCCATGTGATGCAGGATATTCGCAATGCCGACTGTAAGACAATCGGTATGGTTTATGTGCGGACATTGCGTCGTATGGATGTTTCGATTGAAGGAATAACTCGATTCAGTTTGAACCAGTTCTCTGGCCGGTACATGCTGCATATCCTTGCCCGTTTTACATCGTATGTAAATGTATTGATGGGCAACCCGTCACATTTCGAGGAATATGTTGACCGTAAGCGCCAGGGAAACACCTACGATATTGAGCATATTCTTCCGGACAAATACGAGGATTACAAAGACAGCTTCAAAGACTATGACGATTTTGAAGCTACTAGGAATCAAATCGGCAATCTGATCCTTCTTACGAGGGATAAGAACAGAAGCTACCAGGCGATGAAGTATACGGAGAAGGTACAGAAATACGCTGGTGATAATATTCTCGCGCAGGCACTGAATGATACGGCTTATACGAATAATCCGCAGTTTCTCCTTGTTGCAAATGAGTATGGTTTTCATGCCATTTCTGATTTTGAAAAACAAAGCATTGCAGATCGGGCAGAAATCTACCTGAAGATGGCCAGTGACATTTGGAATCCGGATGCAATTAAGCAGCTTGCTGGTGGCTGGTCGGATGATGAAGAAAAGGACTTTTTCAAGAATGAGAAGGGCCGTGATTTCACGGTCGGTTATGCGGACCGAAGCTGGCCAGACGCTTTAAAGTATGGATTCCTTTCCGCAAATCTAGGCGGCAGCGGAAAGTCAATCTATAACGTTCAAGTTGGAGATACTGTGTACTGCCATATTGCGGGCTCAGGTTTTGTCGGAATTGGCGAATGCACATCGACCGCCGTGCCAATGAAGAACTTTGTGGTGCAAGTCGACGGCAAGCCTACACCTATAGCGGATGCTCCTTGGGTATCTGAAGAAGCAAAACAAAAACTTGATTCAAACAAAGAGGTGTTTATTGGCGTTGATTGGAAGAAGTATGTAACTGATCCATCTGAGGGATACTGGGAAAAGGGCATGACCACAGTCCCTCTCGTGGCGTATATGCTTAATGATAAGACAACACACCAGAAGGTAAGAGAACATTTCGGGTATTCCAATGATGCGGAATAAACGATTTAACGAATTAACACTTTTTAACGTAATACATACATTTTAACGAATAGCAGATTCCACAGGAAGGAGGGGTGCAAAATGCCAAGTACAGCGACAGCGGGAAGAACACCTTTCCTTCCTTTTTGCTGCAATCAGGCAGCGGCGCGAGATGCCATGAACGCTGGAATCCTTTTATTTCAGGCTTTTACGCCCATTCTAGTGCAGAGGTCTACATACTGCGATTGTATCAAAGTCGGAGTGAAGATCGATCCTTCACGCAGCACCGGGTAAATTATGGCATACCTTTTTTCGTGCGCAAATTCGAGGTATACACCATAGGCAACACCATGCGAAAGGCTGATGCGAATTCCAGTATCAATGTGGGTGCAATCACCATGAAGGCGCTGCCTCGCCTGGGCTGTTCGGTCTGTCCAAGGGCGGTCCTTTTTAGCGTTGGCCTCGATTGCTTTGGCGGTGGTTTGGCCATAAGCTGCTACCGCTTTTTCAACTCTGCCCGGCAACGCGTTCAGGCTTGTATAAATCTCTGATAAATCAAGTGGCATTTTAAACCTCCTGCAGCGATATGTCGGTACACAGGTGAAGACCACCGACATCATCTGTACCGGTTACGCTGTACTTCCTGTTGTCCAGCGTGACGGTGTCACCCTGCTGTACTTTGTCGGTCGACAGAGTAAGCAGCCGCAACTCTTTCGCGGTACTGACAGCAGCAGATTCTTGAAGCGTAATGTTAAGGTATCTGCTGGATGTGTGGAACAGCCCGCGAAAAGAGCCCACCGGAATATTTCCGATGGGCTCCCCGTATTCGTTTGTGCCGAAACGTGTGACGGTGAAGTCTTTGCCCCAATGCTTTATGGCCTGTGTCAGCGTATAAGCGTTTTGTGTCAGCATGGTATCGTCACCCGCCTTTGATAATACAGGAAGCGGTAGGGCGCACCATAGCCGCCAGCCGCAGCCAATAGCGTGAAGTATCGGGGATGGTCATGCCGGACAGCTGCACAGTAGTGTTTTCAGCCTTTGCAATAAGACAGTGATATGCCGCAAATCTTATGTCACCCTGTGCAATGTCAAGCTGAAACTGTAGCTGTTCATCCGTAAAGTAGGGGACACGGTCTTCCTGACACAGCATTCTAAGCTGTCCAAGCGGGGTCATGTCAGCCATAATATGCCACCTTATTTCTTTCTTGAACTTTGCGAGGATAACACGGTTTTGGTCGGAGAGCGCCGCCGTATAGAACTTATCGGCGGAGATGTCTGTGGTCCGTGACAATGTGTGACGCTCAGTTTCAACATTGGTGTCGCGTTTGAGGTAGATGGTGAGCGCTGCAGTGTCGTCTTCGGTCTCGGTGTCATTGGTCAGCTTGACGAGTGGGCAGGTATAAAAAGCGCCGGTGCTGTCAAGCGTTACACGCCGAGTAGGTACAATATGAGTCTTTGCAATCATGCCGACCTCCCCAGTGACCATGACAAGGTTCGCCGCACCGTACTTATCCGCGCTGAGAAAATTGCTGTCTTTGCGTAGCTGGGTGAGCTGCTTCGGATTGATGAACAGGACCTTTTCGCTGTTGACTTCCTCATTGAATTCATCGATTGAGTCGATGATGCCGTTGTAGGAAATCTGTGCAGCAGAACCGTCGCGGTCAGCAGAGCGGAAATTGCGTCCGCATCGATGTGGGAAGCCATCGCTTTGGAAAGCTGCGACGTTGCTTCACCGACAGGATTGCCGAGACCGGAGAGAACCGACTCATCCGTGATAGAAACGGCCTTCATAGCCTTTTTGATTTTCACCTGAGTGGTGGAGGCTGTCAGCTTGCAGGTCGTAGCACTTGCTCCCTCGGCCACATCCTCGGCATCGCCGATGTAGGCATACTGCGGCACGGTGATGGTGTCGCCGGGCACACCAACAAGGGAACGGTCAATCTTTGCAAATGGGGTTACGACGATCTTGTTTTCAATCTTTGCCGAGATCATGTCGGACATGACTTGCGGGTCAATTAAATCGGTAAGTTTAGTTATTTGGTTTGTTGCCATTTAAAACAGTCCTTTCATTCTTTGGACAGCTCAGCATAAACATTGGGCTGCTCTATATGGAGCTTCAGGCGCTCCATATAGCCCATTTTGTCAAACTGTTCTTTTGTTACTTCCGGTTTAGCAGGTTCGCGAGAGCGGGGAAAGTTTCCCGCACTGCCGGTGCCGCCTGCGGGCTGCGGCTCTGCTTCAAACATTGCGGCGTAGTTCGTCTTGCAGTCCGTAATCAACTTTTCAACATTTTTCAGATTGCCGTCATCTGCATACTCAACTGTATCACCAAGCTTGTACATGACATAATCAGAGTCTTTACAGCCCGCTTTTGCAAGCGCAGCTTTCAGATTCCAATTCTGCCGGTCAGCTTTGCAGCCGGCCTTTTCCTCGTCCAGCTGCTTCTGCAAACCGGCAGTGTCCACCTTTTCAAGGTCTGCAACCTTGCCGTTGGTGGCTGTAAGGTCAGTGCGTAGGGTACTGATTTCGGTGTCCTTGGTTTTAAGCTGGGTGCGCAGCGCGGTTGTTTCCGCGCCGTTCTGGTCAAGAATTTTGTCAATAACATCTTTCTCAAGACCGAGGTCAGCTAAAAACTTTCTGTCCATAAAGTTCTCCTTTCACAACACACGTTTTTAACGAGGTTCCGATCCTCCGTTGCCCCGTAGTTTTGCGACTTCGGGCCGGTCAAATTTTGATATGAAAAAAGCAGCCTTTACAGGGCTGCTTCGTTCTGAAATTAGGCATAAAAATACCACCCTGCCATTTGGGGGGTGGTTTACTGATCTGGATTTGGCCAGTCTGTTAATTTTCTGCTTTCTTCGTCCGCTTTTCGGATACGTTCTTCGCGCTCTTCCGGGGTTAAATTGGGATGGGATATAAAGGTATCCGGCTGTTTTGGTGGGCTACCCTTTACATGGATTTTATTTCTGTCCATTTAATATCATACTCCTTTGCTACTTCATTAAGCGTTTGTTGAAAAGCCTGTTTAACATCTAAATCATACGGTGGGTGTTTGTATTTGTCAATGCGTTCATCAATAATTCGGGGCCCAAAAGCCTTACTACCCGGTGCGTACTTAAATACCTGCCCGTCATGGGTTACAACGATTCCAAAACAATATCTACGGTATCCAGATGCTGAAAAGTCAGCGCCGGTGGGAGGTAAATTTGTCGGGTGATTATGTAGTCCAATCATTTGGCCGCTATAATTTTTTCTCAAGAACTCAATCCTATCTGCTGGCGGAGATACTCCAAGTGCGTTCTTTGGCCCCTGTGCATTCAATAATAGTTTGCCCGTTTTAGCGTCAATAATGCATAAGTCCTCGCCATCCGTTCCGTTCTGATTAATCAGCATGGCCGTGGCGTGTCGGCGGATACTGTCATTGACTGCGCTGTTCTCTGTCAAACGGCTAAATTTGCTACGGAATTCGGTAGATTTTATATAGCTTAGATCAACTCTGTTGGAACCAATGCGGGAAATGTTTGTACCGGTATACCCGGATTCAGAAGGAAATATTCCCAGCCACCTATCGAGCGCCGGATTATCGCTTTCCCCGGCGGCCCAGTCGCCGAGTTCCGCACCGATTTCATCATAGCTTTTCGAAATGACCGCCGTTATGACACACATTCCGTTCGGGTGGTCAAGCGGTAGTTTGTCTCTGTCGTACAGTCTGCCATCGCGCTGACGGCAAAGGGGGCAGACGCGCCCACTGTTGCTGCTGTGCCACTGATACTTTTCAACGAATGGATTATCCTGTGTAGTGCGCTGAAAAGACAGCTGATAGGCATGAGAAACAGAGGTGCGGGCAAGGCGCTGTGCACAGTAGTCAACCTTCTGCGCACAACCGGGGTAAACAATTCCCCAGTTCCACGGTTTCTTTGCTTCCGGCCTTAAGTACAGTTCAAGATCCTTTGACAAGTCGAATGCCGACTTCTGCTGACTGATGCCCTGCGTGATAATAGTGCTGATGTCGCGCTTGTATTTCTTTTGGTAGTCCCATATTTTCGTAGATAACCCAACAAAGTTTTTATAGATTCCACCGGACATCAGTTCATCCGTCACTTGCTGCGGAATATTGGAGAACACATCCGAAAATTGGCGGGAGAGATAAGGTGCCATACTGGAATAAAATTGCCGTTCTGCCCCTGCGGCGGCCTGTGCGGCTTCCAAAGCAGAAGCCGCGGTTATCTTACCAATCTTTGAGTAAAGCACACGGGATCCACGCTGCAGCGCCCGCGCGTAATCGGTAAGCCAACGGTAAGTAAGAGAATCATGATCGTAATGAGATGCAGCTCTTGCGTATTCGTCCGCAGTCTGCAAATAGATTTTTGCAATCTGTTTTTCCTGTCGTAAAGTGATTTCAAGCCGCTTTTTCTGTGCCGTGGCAACAAGGTCAAGGTAATTTCCAAGGCGTCCCGACATTACTCAGCACCACCGATCAGCTCTGGTTCAGCAACAAAACTGTCGTTGAACATCTGCTGCTCCTTTGCAATCTGCTCCAGCTCTGCGTCTGCATCATCCGGGTCAGTGCCCTTGGTGGCGGCGCCACCCCATTTCATGATATAACTTTTTGCACTGCGTGTTTTATCGTTGACTTCGGACAGATCAAGCTGCTTTTCGTCGCCTTCATCTTCTGGCAGAGGATACTGATTGTCAATCGTAATAGCGTACGGTGCCGCCTTAAAGTCCCCATACACCTGATGCAGGGCAGGGAAGGCATCAGCAGCACTAAGCAGTAGCTCGGCAAGCCATTCAAGCGCTGGTTTCCAGGAAGCCATCTTTTCCTCGCAGCGGCAAATAAGCGGCCAGTACAATGCTTTCAGTCCTTTTCCGGAAGTAATCATATCTTTCGTGCTTTCCTGGTTAAGGTCTGGTATTCCCAGCAGGTCACGCATATCCTGCTTAATATTTGAAAGGCTGTTTTGAAAAGCAGCAGAATATTCAAACCCATTTGAGATTGTACCAACATGGACTGTCGCGGCGTTGCTGTCGCCGGAAGCTTGTGACGGGTCTGCCTTTATATCCCACAGTGCACCCGGAACGTAGCGGAAATTTTGACTCGACTCCGGGTCAACGCCGGACATCCAGGTGATCTGGTTCATTCCCTTGCGCAAGGCATCAATGTTGTAGCTTTTCAGTTTTCCGTACCAGGCATCATCATCGGAAAGCTCGGCAACTTCAGATTCACCATCGGTGTCGCCTGAAAGACCGTCATTCAAAATAACGTATGCCGGTATGCGGTCAAACTTTGTGTCAACATTTTCTTTTGTGCCGCCCCACTGCTGCTGCGCGCCGTAACCGTCTGTAATACGTTCACTGGTGAAACAGCGGCCGTTGTCCATCCAGTACTTTTGTACCCACATCCGCTATCGAGAACGGTCTTCATCATCAACCATGGTGTAGAAGAATACAATGCGTTCCAGTGTGTCAACGTCATCCATGGCGGTTTCGTAAACAAAGCCGTCGGCGGGCACAAACATAATTGACAATTTTTCTTCTGATACACTCACCTTTAGCGCTACTCGGCCACCAATACAGCAGTCATGCGCGCCCTGCACAAGCTTAACCGGCATTCGGTTCGATTTCATAACAGCATTTATGTAAGTTTGCATGGCAGCTTCGTTTGGCTTGTTGCCGTCCACTTTTGCTTCATCAGGGCAGGAGACAAGGAAGTCAGGAAACTTGCCGAACATAAACTGAGTTTCACGGCGTATAAGCTGCTTGATTTGGTGGCTGCGCAGCTTTGCCGGTGTGTAGTCGGCTGAACTGTCAACGGTAAAATCTGCACCGTTCTGATATGTATCATAGTAGGCTTCAATCTTTCCGAGTTTGTTAAGGACATCGTAACCATATGGACCAACTAATTCAGACTGTATAAAATCTGGTATCACATAATCACCTCCCATATTTTTTGTCTGTATAAATTCCGTATCTTATTGCATCTTGCACATCATCGTTTGTCTTTTCCGGTTTGTTAGCGTCTTTTTCCCAAACATAACCGTAAATTTCTTTTTGAAACTGCGGGGCAGAATCCTTAACGATAAACAGTTTCTTTTGCTTGTACAGTGTTGCAACCTCGGCAATTCCCGCCAGCACGTCTTTTCGTGCGTTGATTGCACGCAGACCGCCGACACGAAGCTGCTGAATTAAGTCCGGCCGTGCTGAATCACAGTAAAAGTTGATATTGCCGTGGCACTCTTTAATCTTTAGGCCAATTGCAATCCAGTCATTAATGTGCCGATGCTGTGCCGCCCACTCCTTTGTGAGGTAATACCGCCCGTCCTGGGTGCGGCCAATCAGCACGAATGCGCCCCAGTGCTCCCAGCCAAAATCAACGCCGACAAACCAGCGGCTGATTTCATCAATTGGAACCTGCTTAGCCGTGATATAGTGAATTTTTTCGTCAAAATCAGGGTATACCATGCCATCTGCGGACACCCATGCGCCATTGATATCACGGTCATAAAACATCCCGGACGGGGTGGATTCTTTGATATTTTGCCGATACCGGTCCGACAAGAATGTGTTGTCGTCAAGCGTCCAGTGAAATTCCACAATCGTTTTGCCGTTGGCTCTGTCAATGTAATCGGTTTTCATCCAGTGCGCCGGATTATCCGGGTTCGTGTCCATGATGATGCAGGCGCCGTCGCCGGAACAGCGGCACTGGGTAACTGATACACCACACCGCGCACAGCGGGCAGCCATGCTCATGATGTACGCTGGGCTGCGCAGGGGGGAGGCGACTGCGCTTACTTGGGCAGATGTTGATCTGCAGGCGGATACAATCAGAGTTGATAAAGCCGTAGAGATGATTGGGGGCAAGCCAAAACTTAAAAGCACCAAAACGGCTGCTGGTGTCCGCATCGTACAAATTCCGCAGATACTGACGAATTTTCTGACTACCGAAAAGGCCTCCGAACATCCTATTTGTATGTACGTTGTGCATACGGCAAAAAATCAAATGATGACTAATCAGGCATGGCGTGTACTCTGGCGCAGCTATATGACTGACCTAAACGTCAAGTACGGATACGGTGGAAAGAAAAATAAATTAGCGGCGCATAAAAAAGACGCGAATGGGAACTTACAGGGTCAGCTCCCTATGCGGATACAGACATTTACGCCGCACCAACTGCGCCATACGTTTTGCACGTTGATGTACCTTGCCAGCGTGGATGTGATGACCGCCCGTGACCAAATGGGGGCATAGTGATATTAAAATCACGTTAGAGATTTACACCCATCTTGACAAACTGTATAAGCGCAGCAGTATGCAAAAGCTTGATTCCTATTTATCTGATGCAAGTCAGATGCAAGTCAAGCAAGGATGAAAAGTCGCATAGCACCGCCGTTTTTAAGGCTTTTTAAGTTCGGCTCATAATCCGGTCGGTCCGGGGTTTGAATCCCTGATGGCCCACCAAATAAAAAAGCCCCGAAAATGGCAATCGCTGTTTTCAGGACCTTTTGCATGGACCCGAAAGGAAGAGAGCAAAGTGCAGGAACAAATTCTAACGATAGAGCAAATAATGCTTCACGCCATGCCAGCGGAAAAAGACCTCCAGGTAGGGGACTGGAAGCTTCGGCTGAATGGCCGGTATACGTATCGTGCAAATTGCGTATGTCCCTTTCATTATATGAAAACGGAGCAGACAGTGCAAAAAATCAGCTTATGTGAGAAAATCTTTTATCAGAACCGAATACCGGCTGTTTTTAAAGTGACACCGGTGCGGCAGCCTGGTCTTGCTGAACTGCTTACTGCCCGTGACTATCAGAAAGTAAAGACGGTCCATGTAATGGCTGCTTCTCTGAATATGATGTCCGCTGGCAGGTCGGCGGACATTTATGTTCAGTCAAGGCCCAGCGAAGAATGGATCTCCGCTTCTCTTGCCCTGTCAGGTGTATGGGAATCACATATGGCTGCGCTGCATTCGCAGATGATTTGCAGATGGTTTTTAGCCCTGTCCGTGTGCCGGAAGAAAAAGAAAAGGCCGATATTGCTACCAGCAAAGTAAATGCGATTGTACAGGCGCACAGCGAGGGCATTATCAGCACACAAATAGCACTGAAAGAGTTAAGTGAGCTTTCAGATGAAGACATTAAAGATGCAGACAATATGCCTGACATTGGAGATATTCCAACTGACACGCCAACAGATATACCAGAAAATACGCCAGATGAAGAATTTGCTGATGATGCGGATTTTGATGAAAATAAGCACCCGCGGCGGGAAGATGGAAAGTTTGGAGCAAAAGGAGAAAGCCCTGACGGTAAATTACCGAAAAGCCCCAACGAACAGTTGACAAATGAAGAAAATAGTGGTAAACTTAAATCTTATCAAAAAATAAGTGCCATAGGGAAAAACACTTTTCTTAAAGGATTTTCTAAGAGGAACCTTAACAGGCATTGGGATGGAGACAGCAAGCACCACGGCCATAAAGACATGTATCCAGAAATGACGAAAGAACAATATGCAAAAAGGGCGTTAGACTTAGTCCAAAGTGAAACTAATGAGCATATTCTTGGGTATGCTACAAAAGCAGGAGCGGTTGCAAGATACGATGTAAGGACCAACGATTTTGCAAAAGGAGATCCTAATGGCGGAATAGCCACAATGTTTAAACCAACATTAGGAAAGAAATATTTTGATAAATGGAAGAAAAGGGAGGGGATTTAATATGACTCGTAACAATCCTCGAGTTTGCCCTGTATGTGGCAAAGCGGTTTTTAAACATGCAGATGATTTCGAAATTTGTCCTGTATGTGGCTGGGAAGATGATGGGGTTCAATTAGATGAGCCCGACCTTGAAGGCGGTGCCAACGAAATGAGTCTGAATGAGGCACGAGAGGCATATCGGCAAGGAAAGCAATTAAGATAATTTCAGCAGAACAATTAACCGCCTTTCGAGGCGGCTTTTTTATGCCCTGCGTGAGGAAGTGAGATAAAGGATGAAGTTCAAGGCATGGGAAGCTAGAAAGCATATAGAAGCTTCTTATAAATCTGCCCTGCGGAAATTGGGCGGCTTTTTGTCAGATGGAATATTGGAAGGCGATACTTTCGACAAAGTCTTTAAAAAGCTGACTCATGCGCAGCAGTCAAAGCCTTTTAACCAATGGCCACCCTTCCGAAGATGTAACGGCAGATAATATACAGCTGTATGAAAAAGGGCACACACAAAACATAAGAAAAGGGACAGGTCCAAACGCTGGAATGACGGTAGCGGACCTATTCATAACAGACCCACAGCTGATTGACGAAATCCATAATATTGAGAGCAACGCACCAATTCAAGCGCTGTATGACCTTGGTGTGGAAATACAGGAAAACAGTGAATTTGACTTGCTGGTATCCAACTGTGCCCATAAGGATGATAGCCGCATGAACACCCGTGGCATTCCGGTTTCCTGTGAAGTGGACATTTGTGGCGCTCTGCTTGGGTACATCGGAATGTGCGTAACCGGTAGTACGGTGACTCTGCTGGATATTAACAATTCCGTGTCATGGGGCGGTGATTTTCCATCATTGGGGCAAAGCACTTTACAGTGCGTAAAATTTTTTAAAATTTCCGTGCAGTTTTATTCAAGTGCTTAACAAAATCATGGGAATGGTAAAAAATCCCGCGGCACCTGAATCTTTTTTGAATTTGGCTACTTAACAAAAATTAAGTTAAGTTAAATTTCAGTGCAATTTGTACACTTAAAATTGAAATAAATAGAAATAATTATGCAAAATGCTTGACAAAGAAAGGCACAAATGTTATATTTGTTTCGTACCGAGGAATCGAAAGTGGTGATAAAAATGGAAATACGTGATGGATGGATTTCAGAATAAGGGAAAGATGTCCCAGCCAAGGGGAAAGCTTCTGCTCCTCTTCCTGATTATTTTTGCAGCCTGCACGGTATGGCTGATTGCCTACCATGTCAGTGCCGCAGAGAATGAAGCGCAGATGACCGCTCTGCAGAAAGCTGCATTTTCTTCTCAGCAGGCTTCTTCTAGCCGGGAAATTCCCTCCGGCAGTTCTGCATGTAATTCTGCCACACTTTCTTCTAAAGTATCCAAAGCATCCAAGGCTTCCACTGCTTCCTCATCGGTACGCGCCCAACCGCGGTTTAAAAAGCTGCAGGAGCAGAACAGCGACATAGAAGCATGGATACAGATTGAGGGTACAAAGGTGAATTATCCGGTTATGCAGACGCCTAAGAATCCTGAATTTTACCTGCATCGCAATCTAAAAAAACAGGAGGAAAGCCGCGGACTTCCGTTTCTGGATGCAAAGTCCACACTGAAAAAGAGCAGAAACTACTTGGTGTATGGTCACAATATGAAGGATGGTACCGCCTTTGCCGGACTATTAGGATATTTGAACCAGAACTTTTGCAAAGAACACCCGATTATCCGTTTTGATACACCATACGGCATGGGGGACTATCGAGTAATAGCGGTTTTTCGTTCCAGAATTTACACAACAGACAGTAAAGCATTTAAGTATTATCAGTATGCGGATATTGAAACGCAGGAGGCTTTCAATACTTACATAACGAATGTGAAGAAGCGGGAGGACTACACTACCGGCATGACCGCTTCTTACGGAGACCAGCTGCTGACCCTTTCCACCTGTTATAAATATGTGGAAGATGGCCGGCTTGTAATCGTAGCCAAAAAGGTTAGATGAACTCCTAAAAGTTCACCTGACTCATTGGAAATAAAAACATTATTGATTCGGAAGGAGATTACAAATGAAAAGGTTTAAGAAGCTGGTAGCGGGCATCATGGCAATGGCTATGGTGATGACATCTGCGATTGCAATGACTGCTGTTCCCGCGTCGGCAGCAGGCAAGGAGGTAACCATCTATTTCCAGAACACAGAAAAATGGAGCAATGTATACGCCTATATGTGGGCAGGCTCCGGAAATATCAAAGGTACTCCGGCATGGCCCGGCAAACAGATGACCAAGGTTTCCGGCACAGATAACTGGTATGAACTGAAGTACACAGCAGGCACGGCTTTCAATGTTATCTTCAATGACAATGTGCAGCCAAAGCCGCACCAGACCGCAAATCACACACCGAAGGACCTTGCAGCTGACAAGGACGCTTACTGGTTTGTGCCGGGCGGTGCAACCGAATCCAACAACAATAATTATACACCGGCGGGTGCGGCAATTACCGTGTACACCGAAGCAAAGTCCGGATTCCCAAAGCCTGCAGCTACAGCGGCAACGACGAAAAACGGCACCACCGCGGCTTCCAGCAAGGCAGGCAGCACAGCCGCCGCAACAACTTCCACAGATTCTACGGCAACAACTGATGCTTCCCCGAAGACCGGTGACGCAAATGAAAACGCACCGATTATTGTTACAACCGCTGCGCTGCTTGCGCTTGCCGGTATGGGTACTATTCTCATCCGCAAAAGAGTAAAGGCTTAA